GACTTCGACCGCATTTGCTCGGAGCTTTGGTTCGCGTTGCGCGCGTTCGGAGAGTTTGGGTATATGCTCATCAATCCTGCGATTGATCTTTCGAAGCTGACGCAACAGGTGACGCAGCGCCGTTTTCGTTCGGGGGCGAAGCGCCGGGTGGAGTCTAAGAAGGATTACATGAGCCGTGGCTACGCCAGCCCGGACGATGCGGACTCGCTCACACTGCTTGTGCTGGCTGCGCGCCGGGGGGCTCAGGTGACGCTTTCGATGCGGGGGGTGGACGTGGAAGCCAACGATGGGTTTGATGATTGGTGGGAGGTTGGCCGGGATGTTCAGAATGGGGTCTACATTGACCCTTCCAACCGCAGCGATTATTTGGGGGTGGAATGAAACGCATAAACGTCAACCTCTATCCGAAGGACGGATACTTTTTTATCGAGCAGGACCAGTCGATGCACCGTGGCCAGTCGTGGACGGAGGTTGTTTCTAGGGTCAGGTCTTACCGAAAACGAAATCAATTGCCGCCCGGAAACCCGGAGCAGGAAATTCATGACCAAGCGTGCAAGCGGAACGAGAGTTTGTGTCATGACGAGAACCCGGAGCAGGTGAAAGCGGAGTTGCGGAAGACTTCGCTCAAGGGCCGGGTGCTGAAATGGTTCAACACGATACGAAAAGCGCGCGCCGAGCGAGAGCAGCAATACGTTTCTGAGACAGAAGCGAAGGCGCGGGCGCTGGTTTGTGCGAACTGCCCGCATAATCAACCGTATCCGAGCGGCTGTGGGTCATGCAAGGCCGCAGTTCGGGCTTCCCGTGAGGAAATTTTGGGCAAGCGGGTCGCTGATGGTCGTTTAAACGGTTGCAATGTGCTAGGGGAAGACTCCGCGACTTCCGTGCATCTCGATCAGGTGCGCGTGAATGACGCCGAGCTACCGTCGTTCTGTTGGAGAAAGCAAAAAACCGTATGAAAATGCTTCTCATGATGCCGTTTCGTGCCCTCGCCGCCGTGTTACGGGTGTCCATCGCTCGGCTTTTTGGGTTTAAGGTGCTCGCTACCACCGAATTAAGTGAACAGCGTCATAAAATTTGTGAGCGGTGCGATTTTTTTGACCCGATGGAGTTGCAGTGTTTGAAGTGCGGATGTTTTACAGAGGCGAAGACTGCCATGAACACCGAAAAATGTCCCCTTGACAAGTGGCCGAGGGTGTGGATCAAAAAGCCGTTGGCGAAACGCCAATAATTCGGCACTGTTTTAACGACCTGATATGCCTTTAGAAACAAAGCCGTCAACTCAGCCCCCGAAAGACTTCACCGGGGGCCTAATCGAGTCGCCGGAGATCAATAAGTCCGGCGAACCGACTCGGCGTTCGATCACCAGCGTCCAAATGGGCGTCGAAGTTGTCAAACAGGTCATTCAGGCCGGGCGAAACCGCGCAATTGTCAGTTCCCGCATCCTCGCCAAGTATAATTCCGAGAAACCTTACGACTCGAAGAAGCTCGAACAGGACGGACTGGGCTGGCGGCAGAATTTCAGCACCAAACCCCTCGCCAGTTTGATCGAAAAGGTCTTCCCTCGGCTCACTGAGGCCGTTGGGGGCCTGAAATACTTCACCGACTCGTCCCTGCCGGACTCCTACGAAAACTCGGTCGAGAAAACGGAAACTTTTCGTGACACGATTACAAAGACGATTCGCAACAAGAAGGGTTGGACGACGACCCTCGAAAACATCGCCTTCGACGACTCCCTTTTTGGTTCTACGGTCCTTGCATGGCTGGATGAATACAACTTTATGCCGCAGCACTTCCGCTGCGATGAAGTTTTCCTCGCCGATGGGACCAAACAGAACGTCAACTTTGCACAAGTCGTGGTTTTACGGGAAAATCTTTTACCGCACGAACTTTTTGCGATGATCGAGGACGCCGATGCCGCCAAGGCAGTCGGTTGGAAGCTCGACGCGTGCCGCGAGGCCATCAACAAGGCCGCGCCGAAGCAAATTGCCGAGAGATTGGGGACGAGTGGTAATATCGAAGCGTGGTATCAGAACGCGCAGCGCGAATTGACCATCGGTGCCTCTTACATGGCCGGAGTAAGCGTCGTGTGCATCTATTCGCTGCTCGTGCGAGAGGTTACGGGCAAAGTTTCGCACTATCGATTCGTGGGCGATGAATACAAGCTGATTTTCGAGCACGACGACCGGTTTGACAGTATGCAGGACTGTCTCGCGTTCTTCTCATACGAGAAGGGCAATGACACCATGCACGGCAGCAAGGGGATTGGTCGCAATCTCTACGAATTGGCCGGGATGATCGACCGCGCGCGCAATGAAGTTGTGGATCGCGCGATCATGTCGGGAAAAACGCTCGTGCAAGGGGACATCAAGAAAATCAATCAGTTCAAGATGTCCGTGGTGGGCGCGATGGCTATCGTCCCGACTGGTTGGACCTTTCTCGAACAGAAAATCGACGGTAACGTCGAGCCGTTCTTGAAACTCGACGCTTATTTTTCATCGCTCGCCGATCAACTCATCGGTTCGGTCAGCACCCCGAAGGTTGAGGGCGAAGCTTTTCGGTCTCCGCAGGCGTGGGCGCTTTTGGCGCAACGTGAGGAAGAAGGACGCGACGCGAAGATCGCTCGTTTTCTTAATCAGTTCACGTGTTTGATCGCCACGATGCAGCGCCGTATTTGTGACCCGGATACCGCTGATAAAGATGCGAAAGCTGCGCAGGAGAAGTTACTGAAGCACATGACTCGCGAAGAACTGGATGTGCTCGCGAAACAGCCGGTTGCAGCTTCGATTGTTGATCTGACTCCTATCGAGCGACAACTTGTGGTCGCTATCGCCGCCGAAAAACGCGGCAACCCCCTTTACAATCAACGCCAGCTTGAAGTCGAAGACCTTACCAATCGAATTGGTTCTGACTTCGCCAAACGTGTGCTGTTGCCGACAAATGATCCGACTGAGGAAGCGGAGCAGAAGCGGTTGCAGCAGTTGGAAATGACGTTGCTCACGCAAGCGCAGCCGGTGCCGGTCAGTCCTCGGGACAATCACATGATCCATTTGGAGATCATGGTGCCGGTCGCCGAAGGCATGGCGCAGCAGCTTATGCAGGGCGGCGCGGATACGGCAGTTTTGGAAGCGGTCCTCGCGCATATCACAGAGCATTACAATCGCGCCGTCGAGCAGAAAGTGGCCACGAAGGAACAACTCGCGCCTATTGCGCAACTCGTCAAGAAAGCCGGGCAGGCTATAGCGGAGTTGAAGGCGCTCGATCAGCAGGCCGCGCAGCTTCAGCAAGAGTCTGCGGCGCTCGATCAAGCCGCGATGATGGAAGAACAGGCGATGGCTGCCGGTATCGATCCTAACATTCCACTCCAGTGAAATTCTTAACCTACCATGATTACAAACGAACCTCTCGATTGGTCGAGTGACGACGAACTTAACCTTCGTGCGTTTCTAGCCACACCCACAGGAAAACGATTTCTTCCGAAGCTGTGTGAAGCTTCTCCCGTGAATTTGCCCAAAGGCGAAATCCCGGAAGTGCTCATTCGGAGCGGGGAAGTGCGCGGCTTTTCGGATGCCGTTCGCACCATTCTGTCGCTTACAGTTCGGCCACAGATCGATAGTGTCGAACTGAACCAAACTACAAACTATCCGGCCCTCGAAAATGACGCGGCGTGGACGGATGGTCAAAAATCAAACGCGTAACCTACTCATATGCCAGACGAAAACAAAACGGGCGAAGGTTTTCCCGACCCTAGCAAAAACAATGAGGAAGTGGCTCAAAAACTGAAAGATCAGGATGTCCACTCTCAAAACAATGTTGACCTGAAATCTCCTTCTGACGCACTCGACGCTTTGGTCGAAGCTAAGAAGAAAGAAAAGGAAGACGAAGACGCGACTCCGGCACCCGATAAAAAAGACGATGCGACACCGCCTGCGAAAACCGAGGCCGAGCTTGCCGCCGAGAAAAAGGCGCAAGACGAGGCTGCGGCCAAGGCTGCGGAAGCCGAAGTGGCAAAGAAACGCGCCGACGAAATTTTCAAAGACACGCCGACGTTGCCACCGAACGCCAGCCCGAAGTCCACGGAAGCGTTCGCTACGATTAAGATCAAGGCGGCGCAAGAGATTACGGCCCGTGATGCAAAGATCGAAGAACTGACGAAACGTAACGCGGAATTGGAGAGCACCGTCAAGCAGAGCAAGCCGCTCACGCCGGAGACGGAGAAAGAGATCGAGGAACTTCGGAAGTTCCGCGCTCGTCTGGATGTGGAAACTGATCCGCAGTTTAAACAGTTTGACAAGGCGGCTGACGCCGCGCGTGAATTCATTTACGCGCAGTTGAAAAAGTCCCCGGTCGTCACCGATGACGTGATTGCTGAGATCAAGAAGCACGGCGGGCCTGACAACGTTAAGCTCGAAAAGATTTTCGAGGCCGTGAAAGACCCGACGATTCAGCGATTGGTCGAGTCGAAGATTGCCGACATTGAAATGGCCAAGCATAACAAGCAGCAGGCCATCGCTTCTGCCAAGGAGAACATCAACCAGTATCTTCAGGAGCGGGAGAAGTCCATTGGCGAATCCGCGCAGGCTCACAACAAAGCCACGCAGGGGGCCTTTGACCGGCTTCTTACGAGTGAGGCGCTTCAGTGGATGAAACCTAAAACCGTTGACGCGAAAGCGGACGAGGCCGCAAAGAAAGCCGCCGATGAGCACAATGCGTTTGTCAAGGTGACACAAGAGCAACTCACGAGTGCCTTGAACGACGACTCCCCGGAGATGCGTGCGATCCTTCTGGCCGGTATGGCTCAGTTGCTTCAAACGCAACGGGTTCACGCCGCTGATAAAGCTCGGCTGGCGTCCATCGAGGCTGACCACAAGAAAGTGGTTGACGGGCATCTCGCCACAATCAAAGAGCTTCAGGGCAAGCTCGACAAGATCAAGGGTGCCAGCGTCTCGCGCCTTGAACAGACTGGCGCGGCCCCCGGTGGAAAACCGCCTTCGACGGTCAAAGAAGGCGAAATCGATACTCGTCCTACGGTGCAAGCTCTCGACGATATCGCTCGCGACATCCGCGAGAAGCGTAACGCGAGTTAATGCACAGCGATCACACAGAGGGAGCGCCGGGTGTTCCGGCGCTCCCAATGTCCACGGTCCGGGTCTTCGGCAAGAAGATCATGATCGTCATGCCTTGGTCTAAGACCATCAACCCAATCACTGCTTTTTCGGTCATGCAGTTAATTGACCGACGACGCACCGCGTCGATGTTGAATTATGGGGATGCCTTTATTGCGCACAGTCGTAATAGCTGTGCTGACGTTTTTCTTCAATCCGACATGGAATGGATGCTCACCGTGGACGATGACATGTTGCTGCCTTATGGCAATGCGCAGTGGTATCGAGCATATACGGGGTGGAATTGGTATCCTGATCCGTTTGCTTCGTTTAACACTCTCGACCGGCTTATGTCTCACGGGAAGACGATTATTGGTGCGCTTTATTTTGGTCGCCATCGTAACGGTCCTCCTGTATACGCGGAGGGTTCAATCGCCTCAGAATCCGCTTACGCTAGGTCCGGCCCCCACGACGTAATCAAAGCTACGAATTGGGTGGGCACGGGAGCGATGCTGATTCATCGATCTGTTTACGAGGACATCGAGAAAAAGTTCCCAGTGTTGGCGCGTGGTGCCAACGGAAAAGGGGGAAATTGGTTCACCAGTTCAGAGCATAACTTACTGGATGGGGTGCGACGAGTCCATCAGATGCTCGGTCAGGATGGACCGATGGATGGGACCAAGGCGCTCAAGGCTTACGAGATGCTTGAGGGCATCGTGAAGTCTACGGAGAAGAATTCATCCCTTGGTATGGGGGAGGACGTTGTATTTTGTCGTCGGGCGCGCGAGGCCGGTCATCAGGTCTTCATTGACATGGGGTTGATTGCGGGGCACGTAGGCCATTGTGTTTACGGGCCAAAAAATACAGGTCAGTGATACCGCAACCTCCAGACAGTTTGCTTGTCGCCGGGCACCTTGAGTTTGGCGACGCACTGGTTTTGAATGGACTCATCCGAGAACTGGCGAAGACGGAGTCGAGGATTGTTTGGCTTACCAGCACAAGCTACGTGCGCGCCGTTCGAGAGATGATGCTCGATCTGCCGAATGTGGAAGTCATGGCGGCGCTCAGTTACGACGAAGTCAGACACAGGTGGATGCCGATTTGGCCGCGCAAGCTGTGCCTCGGTTATTTCAATCCCAACGGGTTTGACGAGTCAAAGTGGGACTCGGAGATGTATCGGCAGGCGGGGATGTCCTTCGATCTCCGATGGACTAATTTTCGACTGCCTAAAAAACTTTGGGATAAGCCCGGCTACACACGCCGCGAGACCGTCGTCTTTCACGAAGACCCGAGGCGGGCTTTTTTCGTCAAGCGCAACATGCTGCCACAGAATTTGGAACAAATCCGAATCGATCAACGCCCGTCTATACTTGACTGGCTTCCTGATATCTATGCGGCCAAGGAGCTTCATTTCATCGACTCAAGTTTTCTGAATCTGGCCGAGTCGCTTTACGCGATGGGATTTTTGCGTGACAAGTCACTGGTATTTCATAAATATGCGAAGGCGTATCCCGGCAAGTCGCGGTGGCCGGTGCTTCGCGCTCCATGGATGGTGTTCGAATGAAATGGCTTCTACTCACAACTGCCCGGCGCACCCCCGAGACTTTAAACTCGAACGTGGGTGACGAATTTGCGTGCATAGGCACCGAAAATTTGATTAGGGCAGTAGATCGAAATGCTGAGTTTGATCGTTTAAACGTTGAGAATCCTAACGAGTGGACTGAACGTCCGTTTGATCGCTGCGTGTTCGCGGGCCGTCCTCTTTGGTGGAGCCAACGACCCGGCACTGATTGCCTCGATCATTTTTGGTGGGAGCCGATAATGCGTGGGTGGCCGACCAAGAATCGACGCAACTTTCTGGTGTTAGGTGCCGGTAGTGTTTGCGTCGGGGAGATTCATGACACGGTCAAGTATATCCGAGCTATCTACGAAGTGTATAAACGCGCGTGGGCGGTGACGACCAGAAATACGGTGTTGGACCATCCGGGTTTTATCGACAGCGTGTGTCCTTCAGCCTTCGCGGTCCCTCCTAGGGTTTTGCAGAAAAAAGCACAAAAAGTTTGTAACCTGATGGTAGACGGCGGACACTTTCCATTAAGCTCTGACGATGCGGGCGCGTGGGTAGATAAGTTCGATTCGATTGTCAGGGAGTTGCTTCGCAGTGAGTATACCTTCGTAGCCCACACGGAGCCTGAGCGCGATCTGGCCCTCTCCCTCGGATGGAAGCCCGAGGATGTTCGACTCTTTTCGTCGGCAGAAGAATACCTGTCGTTTTACGCTCGAACGACATGCTACTTTGGCAACCGGTTGCACGGGGCTGCGGTGTGCGCGGCTTTGGGAATCCCTACGGTCGCGGTCGCGTATGATACGCGGTTGAATTTTGTCCGGCGATTGGGCGCGCGGGCGCTCCGGCCTTCTCAGATTGATCTCGGGCATCTGAAGTTCTGGCTCCGAGGGGTGCTCTCTCCGACGACGCCACAGGTGGACTTGGCGACGGAGTATGAGCGCCTCTGTGAACTGCTCTACCGATTTGCTTACGAATGAAAGACGGGTTGATCTGCCTTCAGTATTGGGATGGGGACCGGGATAAAGCCATGCGCCTCGCGCGGTTCCTCGCCGATCTCGAACCATCAAAGCGCGAGGACGTGGACTTTGCGTTCTTCGCTCGCGCCGACAGTTCGTTCGACGTGGCTACCGTCGCCCACGTGGCACGCAAGTTCAACGTTCACACAGCCAAGCCGAGGATTCGCGCGGCTGGACATCCGTATGCGTGCTGGGTTACATTTTTTTCGGTGCTGGAGTGGGTGCTGGAGGCCCGGCTCAAGGGACGGTCGAGATATAAGTGGGTTCTTTGTTTCGAGCCAGATTGTGTCCCGCTGACCAAGTCATGGATTGACGAACTGAAAGAGGAATGGAACCGTTTAAACAAGTATGTGGTGGGGAGCGAAACTTTTCATTGGCAAATGCACTTGAACGGGAATGCGCTTTACTCGGCGGATGAAAAATTTCTTACATGGTTTGTTCGCGGCCTTACTCTGAACGGCTGCCCGCAACGTGAACCCTACGACATTTATTTGTTCCCGCAGTTCGCGCGCTGGGGCGTTGGCTACTCCCGCAAAATTTCGAACCGGTGCGGGCAGAAGACGATGGCCCCCGATGAAGCCAAGTGGCTCCGCGAGAAGATGGGTATCGCATTGGTTCACGGGGTCAAGGACGACAGCCTTCATCATTGGGCGACTTCGAATTTGAAATGACACCAATTGGTGTCATTTAGCACCTTGTCCGACTTCTGAATTAGCAGCACTGTTTCCTTGACGCCTTACTGCGCTCCCCGGCGTCGGGAGCACGGCCTATCCGCTGATGGCCACAGCGACCAAACATAAATCTCTGCCGAGAGGATCGTTTTCTCGGTGCCGGTTTGAGACCCGGTAATGTAAAGTCTCTGTTAGGAAACTCGGATTATGGCAGAATTTTGTGATGATCCCTCAGATATCAGTGATATCGCTACGAGGGACACCGCGCGCGTCATTGGCTCAATCGCCAAGTCGCTTGCGGCCAACTCCCCTTACTTGAACGTGATCGGCGGCGGGACGTTCCCGTCCGGCGTCTCCGACACCGTTCGCTCCGTCGTGCAGATGCAGGCTGCTCCCGGTGACTCGCTTGCCCTGCCTACGTTCCTTTGTGACGTGGACATGTGCGGTCAGACCGGTCATCAAGACCTGACTGACACCATCGAGTTTACGACCAAGCTGGAATCGTTCCGTGGTCGTGGCCCGAACATCTGCGTGAAGAAAGGCTATTCGGCCTTCAAAGGCAGCTATTCGATGGCTGAAGACAGCTTGAAGAAGCTGATCACCCAGTATGTGAACGCTGACGTTCGCGCTCAGTTGTATCTGCGCTCGGCGTCGAAGTTCACCGCCAACCACAACTACGACTTCAACTCGTTGTTTACCGGTGGCTCCGAGACTGATCTCGGCGTCAAGTTCGCTCCGCTGCTCCCGACCGGCCCGATGACCTTCAAGGCGCTCCACTATCTGGCGCGCTACCTGAAGGAGACTCTTTTCGCCGACTGGTATACTAGCGCGGGCTCCATGCCTCACTTCCGCTTCATCGGTGGTAGCGATCAGATCGAATACTACCGCTCCGAAGTCGGTGTGCAGAACGTCATGACTGCTCTCACGCAGGGCGGTTACAAACTCGGCGAAACGGCGCTCACGGCCTATGGCTTCGAGCAGTCCCCGGCGTATCGCGGCATCGCTTTCGGTGTCGATCAGCGCCCGCTGCGTTTCAACGCGTTCGACGGTGCCGGGCTCCCGGTCCTGTTGAACCCTGTGACGATTGTTACCAACGCGTCCAAAGGCACTGCCTACGCGAAGGCCAATCCGACGTGGCTCGACGCCAACTACGAAATCGGCACGTTCATTGCCGAAGGCTCGTTCGAACGTCAGGTTCCCGAGAAGTATGTCGGCGAAGGCAGCTTCAAGTTCGCCCCGCAGTTGCACATGGGTGAACTGGAATGGCATTACCTGAAGGACAACCACTGTAACCAGTGGGGTGACTTCGGCTGGCACAAATACCAGATCACGCGCGCTTACAAGCCGCTCCGTCCGCAGCACATCATCCACATCGCCTACAAGCGTTGTAAGACCGACCTCGGTCTGGTGGAGTGCCCGACTGAGCCGGTGCAGTCCAGCTACACTGGTGCTGACAGCTACACCACCGTTGGTGTGACCTGCGAAGAATAACTCGGGAAACCGAGTATCGTCAAGGGTAGGTGACGAAAACAGAGCCGGGCGGGGGCGAGTAACCTTCGCCCGGCTTTTCCTCAAATGGCAAACGAATTTCAGTTCGCAGATACGGAGTGGGAGATCGTTCGTGAGATTCTCGCGAAGTCGAAAACCGGCTCTGATCATGAGAACGACGGGCGATCCGGCGATTTGCTTACGGACCTATTCGAAAAACTACTCGCCCGTATCAAAACTGGCGCGGATGACGAGAATGATTCTCGTCCCGGCGACAATGAAGTCGTCACTCTGCGCAAAATTCTCGCGCGGTGGAAAACGGGGGCGGATGACGAGAATGATTTTCGGCCCGGTGACGGAAAGCATCAGGTGCTCCGAAAGATTTTAGCTCGTAAGAAGGTGGGGGCCGATAATGAAAACGATTTCCAATTCGGCGACTCAGCCTATTCAATCCTGCGGAAGCTGCTCGCGCGACTTCCCTAAAATGAGTTTCAAAATGAATCTGTCTGACAAAGCGATGGTTGCCCTCGTGGCAACGAATGGGGTAGTGGCGTGGGTCCAAAAGATTTGCGCTGCGGTTGAACCGGTTATCGCGCCGTTGATTTCACTCGGCCAACTTGGAATTGCAATCGCCACTATCGTTTGGATTTGCGTCCGTGTGCGGGGCGTGCGCCTCGACAACAAGATCAAAGAGAAAGAATTGAAGAAGTGAAGCGTTATCTCCTACTCTTACTCGCCGCGACGTTGATCGCGGGCTGCTCCACGTTCATCCCGAAGCGGGTGGAATTGGGACAGGACAAGGTCCAGAAGTTTCCGCAGCCGACAGAGAAGCGAAAGGAAGCTGAGCGGCAGGCGGTGTTGTTGGCCGCGCAAAAAGCTCGTGAAGCGGAACGCATCGCGGCACTGGAGGGCAGCGCGGCGGAAAAGCCCGCTGGGGAAGCGGCGTCGCTGGCCGAGTCGGTCAGCCTGAGTCTCGGTCCTCCAAAAAACCCATGGAGTGGTGAAGTTGAAGTGCTGCGGCTGCAAGTTGCGCGTCTGACGGCGGAACATAATTTGATGCTCGCCAAGTTCGCTAAGGAGAACGACAAGAACGAAGGTAAGAAGATCGAGGGCACTGGTTGGCTTTCGGTGCCGTATTTTGTTTGGACTGGTGGGGCTTTGCTGTTGATTTTTTTCGGGTTCATCGTGCTGAAGGTGGCGTTGAGCTTTGTCTCTATGGCGAACCCCGGGGTGGCGGTTGGGATGAGGGTCGCCAAAGTTGGCGGGCGGGCCGTGTCACGAGCTTTCTCTGAAGTGCTCGAAGGCGGGGAAGCGTTTAAACGTCGAGTGCAGGAAAAGCTGCCGGACGTGTCCGAGCAGGTTCTCGAATTGTTTCGGGAAATGCAGGAACGTCGCCAGTCAACCGAGACTCAAAAAATGATTAAGGAGTTGACGGAAAAGGTATGAGTTGCGGATGCAATACAGATACGGCGACGTGCGGCAATCCCTGCGCCACGTCGGAAACGAACACGGCGGCGTGCGAATCGCTCCCAAGTCAGATCGAGAATTTTACGGCGCAGTTCTTTGGAGTTGTCGTCAAGTCTGAAGTGGATGGCGAGGTTGTGTGGACGCTGCCGTGCAATCTGGAAACCGGACTGGAGAATAACCCTCGCGCTGAGGACGAAGGGCTGGCGTGCTATTTTCTTCGGCTTTTTCGGGATGGTATCCTCGGTTTGACGGGTCCGCAAGGTGAGACCGGAGCGGACGGCACAAATGGTCGTAACGCATACACGGTTACGCTTCAGTCGTTCACCCAGCCGACGCTGGGCTCGCCGACTGTTACTGTTCAGACGCAATACAATCCGGCGATTTTGGAGAACAGCTATATCTTCATCGCTACCTCGGGTTGGTATCACGTGGACGCGACTGATACTTCGGGAACGTTGTTCCTGACACTGGTCAAGGAAGTAACGGGCGCGAGTGGCACAATTACGGCGGGCAAGCTCGTGGTGCCGTCCGGGTTCCCCGGCGTCAGCGTTACGGGACCGACAGGCCCTCAAGGTCCACAGGGGCCGCAAGGTCCGGCTGGGGCTTCCCTAACGGAAGACAATGCATTTTTCTTTGCGACTGTGGGTGTGGATTTCAATCTCCCGCTTCTTTATGCGGCAGTTGATTATACCAATTCGACCCCGCAAATTCTTCTCCCCACGGCAGGCATCTATAAAGTGACTGCGGTTGTGGGGCTTATTGGCTTGGCGAGCGTCGCTATAACCGACACTGTTTCCCTGAAACTTCGGAACACGTCCAATGCGTCGGACGTGAGTGGTTCTGAGGTTGAAGTAAACGATTTCGCTGAAGACAGCGTGAAACAATTGGTGATCGATGTGTTTGTGACGACTGACGGGGCCAACCAAACGATTGCGCTGTTCGGCAAGTGCGCGACGGCAGATCGGGTTGCGGCCCGGGCTCTCAAAACCACGATTACCGCGATTAGGATTGAATGAGTCGGGGCGGTTTTTCTCCCGTAACCACGGCAGCGTCCGGCGAAAGCCATGCGTCGATTAAGCAGTCTCGTAACGGCGGGGTAAACACCCCCGCCATTACAGCAGCGTCCGGCGAGAGCCGTTCATCGGTCAAGCAGCATCGTAATGGGGGTATAACGGTTCCTGTCGTGGCTGCGGAAGCGGTTTGTGACCGCCCCGATGGCGGGGACAAGACGGCCTTGGCTCCGGGGTATGCTCTCGAAGTTGCCAATCCGCCTTCCCCGGGATTAGACGCTTCCTGTTTGTGGCAGGACGACAACGGAATCATCGTTCAGGAAAACGATGGTGACACAATTTGTATCGATAACGCGTGAGAACGAGTAGTATTCCAGTTTTTTTGGACCCCGGTTTGCCGACTGGGTATGGTGTCGCGACCGTCGAAATTTCGCCGGGCGTTTTTCGTCTTCGACTTGTCCCGTTGGAAAATTTGAAGGGGGACACGGGGGATGCGGGGCCGACTGGCGCGACCGGCGCGACTGGACCGCAGGGTCCGGCTGGTGCAACTGGTCCGGCTGGTGCGACCGGCGCGACTGGTGCGACTGGTGCAACTGGTGCGACCGGTCCGCAAGGTGCAACTGGCCCGGCTGGTGCGACCGGTGCGACCGGTGCAACGGGAGCAACTGGTGCGGCGGGATCAGTATGGCGTGAAGGAACGGGGGCTCCGTCAAACGGCCTTGGGGTGGATGGGGATTTTTATCTCGAAGACGTAACAGGCGATGTCTATCAAAAAGCCGCAGGCACGTATTCCGTAGTTGCTAACATTAAAGGCCCGGCTGGGTCGAATGGAACAGCAACGGTGTGGCGAGAAGGAACTGGTGTGCCTTCTAATGGGCTCGGGATAAATGGTGATTTTTATCTTGACGATGCGACCGGAGATGTCTACCAGAAAGCGTCGGGGACTTATTCTGTCGTTGCCAACATAAAAGGTCCGACTGGAGCGACCGGCGCAGCCGGTGCTGATGGCGCTGATGGCGCGGACGGCGCGGATGGAGTAAACGGTGCTGACGGGTCAGTATGGCGCGAAGGAACTGGTGTGCCTTCGAATGGACTCGGGGTCAATGGGGATTTTTATCTCGAAGATGTGACCGGGGATGTCTACCAGAAAGCAGCCGGAGTGTATTCGGTTGTGGCGAACATCAAAGGTCCAACTGGTGCTACGGGTCCAGAGGGTTCGTATTCGCACTCAGTTCTGACGTATAGCGCAACGACCAACATCGATTTTGACGGGGACGACTATCGGTCTTTAACGCTTGCGGGCAACGTCACTTTTACTACTTCGAACAGGGGTGCCCCCAAATCGATTACTATACGTATTATCGGCGATGGATCGTTGCGCACTTTGACGTTCCCGGCTGGATGGACTTTTTTGGGCGACGGTGCCCCGGTTTCACTCGCCGCTAATAAGGATGCGGTTCTGTCGGTAACGTGTTTCGGTTCGGCGGATTCGGACATTGTCGCGGCATACGCAGTCGAGCCATGAGATCACTTAGCTTACTCGATGCTCCGTTTCTTATCGCGACCCTCGGTGGAATCCCCCGCGATGACATGGAGGGGTATTCTGATTTGGTATTTTTGAATGCCCTCAACGGAGGGGCTCGATGGACCGGGGCCTATGCGGCTCGAAATAATTTTATGGGCGTCCAAGCTGAAGACGACATGGAGTCGTATACGGACGGCGCGGATGTTGATAGTTTAAACGGTGGATCGTCGGGTTGGACTGGGGCATATCAGACCGTTGTCAACTATACGGGGCTCAAAGCGCAGGATGACATGGAATCCTACACTGATCTTGCGAATCTTAATGGGCAAAATGGTGGGGTGGGGTGGACTGCGGCTTACGTGGCGCGGTAAAATTTTATGGCAGTTACGATTTTAAGTAGAACGATTTCCTCAGTTGGGGATAAACGCATCGTCGTGTCTAACGGAACTTTTGTTCGGCCCATTCCGTTTGGCACGTCTTGGACCCAACTTCGTTTTGGGATTCGGTTCCACATTCGGGACTCAGGTGCGACTCTTACGGGCACGCCTCGGTTTGTGATGGGGGTGTGTAGTGGGTCTTCGAATATCTATGGGGATTCTTCTACGACTAATTTTGCGGGAATCCGAACGAATTCCGGGACGTGGACTCGCTCTGCGACCAACTATGAAGTAACCGTCAACATGTTTGCTCCAACTAAGAAAGTAGCAACGACGATTACTGATGGAACTGTCTTGAACACGTCTTGGAGATTGCCAAACGGTGCTGCGGTGCCGAGCGCGGACCGTGGAGTGTTTTTCGTGGACGTTAACAAGGGTAGCCCTAACTACACCTTCGATATTTTCAAACTCAGTTCAGGCGCGGCTTTGGTGGACATTAGCCGAACGACTTTTTTGGAGCAAATGGAAGTTGCGGCTCCATCTATTACGAACTACGCAACGGGAACTACTGCCGGTCTCGCGCTCGACGAGTCGGCGGGGAGCTTCGATCACCTGAGTTTGTTTTGGGATCGAACGACTCCTGAATTCGAGATTTGTGACATCGCTGTCTCTCGGTTAGCTTAATGATTTATGAAACTGAATATCAAACTCGGCCAGAAGCACCCGGAAGGCCCTTGTTGTGTCTCGTCTCCGTCAAAGGATCGCGAGTATTACCCGGAGTTGTATATCTCGCACAAAGAACCGTTGGACCTTCCCAAAGAAGGAACAATGGTGATTCGATTCAAAAAGGTCGCCAGTTCTGAGCGCGAGGACAGCTACTCTTGCACTCTGGAGGTTCACGAAATCGTCTCGACGGAAGGCGATAAAGAAGCGTCTGCCCCGAAACGCGAATCAGACGCCGCGCTCGACGCGCTGGTGGAAAAAAAGCTGAAAGAAAGAGGCTACTAACATGTTCCGCGTTGACGACATCTACGACGAAGCGAAAAAGATCATCGGCTCTTGCGAGGACCGGGTTCTTTTTCGTTACCTCGGCGACGCTGTGTCTCTGATCTCCAACAAGGGTGATTTTGAGGGATGGAAGGGTTGGATCGATATCTGCACCACGGGCGGGGGTCGGTGTATCACACTTCCGCGCGAAGTCGAGACGGTGCTGGCCGTGAACTTTGGCGGGCATCCCACGTTGGGTTACGGAACGTTTTTCAATTTCCATTTGAACGGCATGGGAGACTGTCGCAATGCGTGCGATTGGTCTTGGCAGGATCAAGGGAATTGGCACACGACGTATCGTGATCTTGAGTCCCCGTCGAAGTTGATTGCCTATCTTCAGACGCCGGAAGACGACGGCAAGGAGTTGATCGTCTTCGGTTACGATGTGAACGGGAATCTTTTGCGGCGCGAGGAAAACGGTGTGTGGAGAAACGGGTATCGGGTGCCCACAATCTACGGAGTCGCCGTGGCTGACGCTGACGCTCCGACGATTGCCCGCATCACGGGTGTCTTTAAGGCGGAAACGGTTGGCTCAATCCGGTTGTCTACCATCGATAACTCCAGCACTACCGGAGTTCTGCTCGGAGTCTATGAGCCCGACGAGAAGACGCCGCAGTATCGACGTATTCGTTTAAACAGAGCTTGTTCGTGGGTGCGCGTCGCCTACCGGAGAACTAACCCAACGTTCACGAGCCGGTATGATCATATTCCGCTTAAAAGTCCGTTGGCGCTCATTCTCGCGGTTCGTGCGCGCAAGTTTTACAAGGACGAGAAGCTGAACGAGGCCATCGCTTACGAAGCGAATGCGGCGCGTCTTGAACTTGAAGCCCAGTCAGTCGCGGAGCCGAACACTACGTTCAACCCGATTCAAGTCCATGACGGAGCCGACAGTTTGGTTGATAAAGACGATTACGAGATTGTTTAAGTATGTCGCAGCAACCGCAACCGCTAATTGATTTCGACTCCACGTGGATTCGCGGGTCGAATTCGTCTATGGACCCCGGCTCGTTACCGCAGGGGTATTCATGGAACGCGATCAACATGCTGAACGTCGGGGGGTTCTGGTCGTGCCGCCCCGGATACCGGTGCCTTGTTACGCTTCCGGCTGGAAAACTTCAGGGGGCCACTATTTTTCGTCCTCGGGTTGGGATCGAGCAGTTTGTAGTCGCGGTGGACGGTGCGATTTATGTTGCCGACTGGCCGTTTCTTGAATTCCGTCTTCTGACTAATATTCAGATGCTCCCGCACGCGAAGCAAGTGTGGTGGGTGCAGGCCACGCAAGTTGCTGAGCGTCGAACGAGTGATCTCACGTCGGCGATCAACGTGATCGCGCCACGTGAGGTTCTTTTCATTTTTGACGGCGCTGATAACACTGCTCCGGCGTGGTATGATGGCTCGGATTCAGGTCACGTTCGCGATAACGAATTTGAAACCCCCACTGGCAGCGCAGTGGCGTGGGTGGGGGATCGGTTATGGGTTGCGCGCGGTAAGACTGTGCTTGCGTCGGATATCGGCAACCCTTTCAGTTTCCGAGAGCAAACGTATCTTGGGGGCACTACGGGATTCAACTTTAATCGGGAAGTGACGGCGCTGTCACGGACTCCGTCGTTGGAGTTTCCGCAGTTGATGGCGTTCACGGAGGACTCGGTAACGATTCTTCAGGCCAATATTCGTGACCGCAACCAGTGGCCGCTCACTGACAACTTTCAGCGAGAAGTTTTGCAAGTTGGATGTCCGTCATCGCGCGCCGTTGTGTCGCATTTCGGTCGCATCTCGTGGATCAGTTCTTCAGGCGTCATCATTTTCGATGCCGCACATGCTGCTCAGCAGTCGGGCCGTGCTCCAATTCGGGATAGCGAGATGATGGTCTCGAAGTCCAATCTCCACGAAGACCTTAGTTTGACGGCGTGTGGCGCGTTCGGTCCTTATCTGCTTTACAGCGTCCCCTCGGGAGACATCTACAACAAGCACACGTGGGTTCTTAACGATGCCAGCGTTGAAACTTTGAACGAAGACACCCCGCCGTCGTGGTCCGGTTATTGGCTCGGCACGCGACCCGTGGAATGGGTTTACGGGGATATCGCGGGCACTGAAAGAATTTTTCACGTGAGCGTGGATGAAGACGGTGAGAACCGACTGTGGGAAGCGTTTCAACCGGACCGGTTAGACAATGGATGTCCGATTACGTGGGCTCTTGAAACCCGTGGGATGTTTGGGGCTTCGTCCCAGTCAAAGCGAATCCCCGGGGGCGATGTAAAGTTCGGCTTTGCGGAGGTAGCTTTCGCGGGCATCGAAGAAACTTTGGACCTCGGTATTTTCTATGCAGGCGGCATTCGCGGGGCTTACAAACCGATTCTCGCTAAACAAATTTCTGTTGAGCGTGGAAGTTTGCGTTGGGACCAACAGGTGACGGCCACGTCGCAAATCTTTGCGTTTAAACCGCAAGCTCGAAAAGTTCGAACTATGGACGTGCGAGAGGAAACGACTGAAGGCGAAACCTCCTGTCCGGTCGAGTCCGAAAATTTGGACGGCAAAGATGAATCGTTTCAGCTTTTGATTGTCGGCCACGGCCCGGCTACGATTCGTTGGATTCGCTCGTATGGCACCGAGGAATCGGAGTCCACTTCGGGTGATCCTGATTCTTGCAAGGACGAGTCCCCCTACAATGCGGTTCGTTTTGACGGGGCAGCCGTCCGAGCCACTGACTTTTCGGAGCTTGTCGAAGCCCTTACTGCCAAGGCACTATCTTATTATACGGCCAATCAAACGGACACGGTGGAGTCGTTTGTTGGCGTGGGAACTGCCGAGAGCATTGTGTCTCAGGCGGCGGCGGATCGTGTCGCGAAGCGAATTGCGACGCGTATGGCAGAAGTCGAATTTCTCGCGAGCCAGCCGCGCATCCTGAGCCTTGGCGAAGGCTTCAACGAATGAGTGCATTAGACGTTCTCTTTCTACGCAGACCGAAAATCGACTACGTGTCGCCCCCGGTCTGCGAGAACATTTTCACAGGGTCGAGCGGCCCGGTGATCGTGCTTGATCCTTTCGACGAACTCGGAAAAATTTCCGGCATTGTCATCGACGTGGAGGGTGGATCGCGTATCGTGTCTTGGCCTTCGTTTCCCGGCGCGATCTGCTATACGATTTATCTGGACGAGGATGGCGTGCTTACTGTGATCGCGGAGTGCGTCGAGGGTCCGTCGTATCCTATCCCGGACGACATCGACGGCTCGATTCGTATCAGTCCCATTACTCCCGATGGCGAAGGCCCTCCGAGTGATCCAGTGGTGCTTCCTCCGGGCGGGGGCGGCGGTGGGGGCTGCGAAGAATTTATCGACGACACTCTCGTTGTCCCGGTCGGTAATGTCGAACGCCTCAATAAAATTTCGGGCACCTTTGTTGGAACGCGCGTTGTGTCAGGAGATCAACGTCCTCAGTTTTACCGGGACCGGGCTACTTCGGATATCCGAACGACTATTTCGAGCGGGGCGGTCCAAGCGTCTCAGTCGGCCAGCGATCTTGTCAATACCGATGGATCGAATTTTTTCGAGGCCAGTCATGTCGGAAAATTTTTGAAGTTTACTTCAGGTGGAGACGCTCGCGAGATTATCGCGTTTGTATCCCCTACGCAAGTTCAAGTAGCTGTTTCTGACACTGTTGCGTTATCGACGTTCACCATTAGGGGGCAGACTTTGGGTGGAGTAGCGGGCCAATTGTTCTTCTCTACGGACAGTGGAGTGTTTGTCGGTTCTGAACAAAATCCCGCAGGCGATTACCGAACGCTTTGGTTTAATGAGGGCAACGGTGAAATTCGTGACTTAGGAGACGGTATCGTGATCGTTCCTATTCAGCTTAACGAGAATGGATTTTTTCTCTACTGGGATTCAAGTTCTGGAGAGTCTTTCATTTACAATCCTAATACTCAAACCTCGACGCTAACCGGGACGCATTCGTCCAATGGTTTTAACACAAGCTTACTGGTAACAGGGCAATATCAGATTAGTCACTTTCCTGACCCGGATGAGTTTCGGGCGTTTAAATGGCAGGGGGGTATCTCGACTGATATTCACCCCCCTGAAGTCGGCACTGGGATTGGTAAATTTAGTGAAGGTCGGTTTGTATTGGATTCTGGCATGATAATTGGGAAGTATCTCGAACCTTCTAACAGCAAGGCACGAGTATTCTATCATGTCGGGGGAGTTTCAGCCGGAATTGGATTTTTTAATACCGATGGTGCGATGGATTTAACGGACTACAACCAAGCCGGAATGGTTGTAGGGGGCGGGGATATTTCCGCAGGTTTGCTAGACATTCGTGCCTTTAAGTGGACTCTTGCTGGTGGCCTAGTTCAGCTTGGTGTGTTGCCCGGTCAGGCGACTAGCTCTGTGGCCAGCGTGAACGAAGCTGGCGTAATTGTTGGCGAGAGCGGAGGGCGCGCGTGCATCTGGCTTCCGGGCCAAACGGTGCCCGAGGACTTGAACGATTATTTACCCGTTGGTTCTGGTTGGACTCTGGTTTCCTCTCTCGGCATTACTAACGACAATGGTGTCGTCGTATTGGGGAGTTTTAACGGGCCGTTCGCTTACGGCTTTCTTCAGCTTTGCTTAGACTTATGAAAGACACAAACTTAATTCTGTCCGTCGCGCCGCTCCCTCCGACTTTTAGTGGGACGCCGCAACAGATGTTCGCGGCCCTCGTGCGTCGGTCGAAAATTGTTTCGCCGTCCGGGATCAATTTTATTTACATCGGTGATACCGAGCCGACTTCAAACGTCGGACCGTGGTTGCGTGGGACAAAATGGTATGTTTTCGACGACTCCATCAAACGTTATGTCCCACTCGACATCACGGATTCTGAAAAGACGTGGTATCATATCGGGGCTACCGCACCGACGAGCGACGAGCCGCCTCTGTGGTTACGCACCACGAAGGACGCGACCGAAGCGGACCCCTCGCGCGGAGATGCGGTGGGCTGGTATTTTTGGGACGGCAGCGCGTGGGAGCCTTACCTCAGCATCGTGCTGAGCGGGCCGACTGTCAACCGTCCGGTGAGCCCGGTGACGTTCACGCAATATTACGACACCGACATCGCGTGTCTGATTTGGTTTGAGCGCGCGCAATGGCGGACCGTCTCGGGGGTGCCCGGCGACGTGAAAGCTGTGATGTTCGAGACTCTCGTCGATGCTCTGGAGCACAACCCCGGCTGGCAAGTGGTTGGCGAGTCCAATCAGGCGTTACGCGGGCGTATAATCATGCAGGCTACGAAGGACTCCGGGGGCGCGAATCCGATCACGGTCGGCTCCGGCCTTGCCCAACGGGAAGCTTTTGAGACCTTCGGCGAGACCGATGGGGTCAAAATCGACGCCTCGTCCACGGTCCCGTATCCGCCACAATTGGCACTTTGGCACCTAGTCAAAGAGTAAGAAAAACGGCACTGTTTTAACGTAACAAATGGTGAAAGAACTGACGCCCGACGAGTTTACGGAACGGCTGCTCCCGATTTTTCGAGACGTAGAGCGAAAGTTCTCCTATCCGGGCGGAACTTTCGATCCCGGACACTTCTTTCCGACTTGGCAAAGCCTCATGAAAGTCAAGGTTGCGCGAACTTGGGAGCAGGGTCCGGGAAATGCCGTGCTTGGCGCTATCTTTACTCCGAACATGTTCGTCAAAAACCCGAACGCGCTCGTGACCTTCTGGTATAAAAGGGACAACGCCCCAAGCGCGATGCCTTTACTGAAGGTCGCGATTAAGGAAGCCCGCAAGGCTGGTTGCAAGTTGCTTTATTCCGCGATCTACCACGGCCTTACCCCCGAACGCGTGAAGGTAGCCCATTATCGGTTGGGCTTTGAGGATTCGGAAACAGTTCTCCGCAAAGTTTTATGAGTGATATTTTCGGCGCAGTTGGACAAGTAGCAGGCGCGGCGATCACCGCTGCCGCAATGAAGGATGCCGCCGAGACGCAAGCGCGTGCTTTGGAGAAGCAGCGTCAATTTGTTTTCAGTCAGCTTGACCCCGCGAAGATCAATATGATGGCCGGGGCGGCTGACGTTGATCAAGTTCGTAATCGTCTGGCGCTTCAAGGTGCCATCGATCCTTCTTTATTGAAGGCTCGGTTCGAATCTCAGGACGCGATTCTTAATGCGTCTCGTGGGCTCGGTGCGGACTCGACCGCGATGAAGACCGGAGAACTTGCGGCCAAGGAAGCTGTCGCGGGCGTAAAGGGGATGGACCAAGTTAAGGCGTCGTTGATCGACGCGGCGCTGAAAGAAATCAGTGCTGGTGCGACCCTGCCCCCGGATGTTCAGGCCGAGCTTGTGCAGACCGGTCTCGAAAAGTCGGGCATGGTCACGGGTAAGGCGGGCGCACAGGGCGTCGGCGGACAGTTGATTCGACAGTTGATCGGGACTGCGGGCATCAATCTCCAAGGCGAACGCCAGAAGCGTGCCACGGCGCTCGCGGGCGCGGCTCAGGAGCTTGAAGCGAGCCGTCAGTCGATCCTACAAAATATTTTCCCCAATCTCAGCGCGGTGCAATTGAACCAGTTGACCGGCCAGCAAAACGTTTTGAATCAGAGTAACTCGATGGTGCCGCAAGTTGGTTTGAGCGGCAGCGACATCGCGAATCTCTGGATGGCTCGGGTCGGCGCGACGAATCAGTTGGCGCAGGCGGGAGCGGATGCGCGTGCGGCTGGCGGCATGGCTGCGGCGCAAGCGTGGCAACCGGCCATTGGCGCAGCGATTCGCGGCGCGGGTAGCCTGATGCCGACTGCTCGGCAAGCGTGGGGCTCTGTGTTCGGACCCTCAACGACTAGCGGGTATGGCGGGGACACCGCTGCTGACTTCTTAGCGATGGGAGGATTTTAAAGACTATGGCAGGCCCTAATTTATCCGGTTGGACGGCGCGGACGGTGGCTCCGCAAGCAGGTTTAAACGACGGCTCTCTTGCCTCGCGGCAGGCGAATTCGCAAACGGGCACGCCGCTCGCCTCGGTGTCCACGTTCAATCCGCTCCAGAATTCCGCCCTGTTCAATCTCGGTCAGAATCAGTCGATGGCGTTTTTTCAGAGTTTGCTTAGCGCCCTTGGTGGCGGAATGGGTGCGGGCGGTGGCGGTGGTTCTGCCCCGATGATGGCCCCGGCGCAATCGAACGCGATCAATTTTGCCCTTCAGCAAATCGGTGCGGAGAATTGGAATCGCCAGAGGGACGCGAGCATGCGAAATTGGTTTTCACCGACTCCAGTGGGTGCCGGTAGTCTTCAGGGTGTCCCCTCGATTGCGGCCCCAATGGGCGGCGGGTTCCTTCCGGCCCATAACCCTGTTATGGAACAATTTTTGAGCAGCCAACGTCTTGCTCCCTCGGTCGCTATCGGCTCGGCGGCTGCAAGTTTTGGTGGGACTGGACCCGTTGGGCCGCAGCCCGTTCGTTCTGGTTGGTCTGCTCCTGCGTTTGGATTTTAATTATGGGTCTCGAAGATCGTCAGCAAACTATTGGCCAGATTGATCCGTCTTCCCTCATCGGGAAGCCGAGGGTCATCGTCGAACCGCGTGCGGTAGACGCAATGGTTCAGGGTCTTCGTTCCGGTTTTATTACTGCGGACGAGATCATGTCGCGCACCGGAGAACTTGGCAAGACCAAGGAAAAAGCCGAGTTGATGTCTTTGCAGGAATCGATGTCGCCCGAAGCGCAGGCCGCGCGCGCCGCGCAAACGAAGCTCGCTGGGGCTCAGGCCGGGGCGGCACTCCCGCTCGTCGAACCGGCTGGAGCGTTGCAATTGAGCGTGCTCGAAGAACAGCAAGCGATCCAGCAATACGGACCCGGCATCGAATACTTCAAGGCGTTTGCTCCCGAGGCAGGCGTATCGGCCCCGGTAACTTCCGACGGTAAACCGGACTATGCGAAGCGCGCCGAGATCGGTCTTCAGCTTTTTCAATGGAAGCAGCGTCAGACGCAAGCTCGCGAGCGGATGATGCCTGCGCACTGGGAAAAATCCCCGGACGGTTCTCAGGTTTTCAAGTTCAACAAGGGTGGCGAGATGATCACGCCTGAGCTTGAACAGCAACTTGCTCGGGAAGCCATCGGAACGTTTGCCGGGATTCAACCGGGCGCGGCGGCTACTCCTGCGCCTGCGGCTCAACCTGCGGCCCCTGCGGCCCTGACGGACCAACAGCGCGCGCAACTCGTCGAGCGCGGCGGGATGTCCCCAGTCCAAGCCACGAATGCTACGAGTGCTGATTTTTCGAAGCTGGTGCAGCCTAAAGTGCCCGCGCCTGCCTCTCAACCTCCGACGATTGTTCCGGCGAAAGTCCCCGGTGCGGCGGCGTTTATCGGACCGCCTAAAGCGACCAAACTTCTTGACCCGACGAAAATTCAGGAAGAAGTTATCATGCTTCAAGGTGATCTGGCGGACATCGCGAATGCTCGGCAGATCATTAAGAGCACGCGAAACGTTGTCGGTCCCGGTGCTGGCTCTTTGCCGGTCTCGAAGTTCACTCAACTCGCAGCCGCCTTTGGCTTGCGCGAGCAGGAGTATAAAGACCAGACTGAATTGATCATGTTGATCAATCGTAAGGTCGTCGATGCCTCCGAGAGAATGAAGGGCAGCTTGTCGAATCAGGACATCAAGTTTTTGAGGGACTCGGTTCCTCAACTGACTTCCGATGAAGGCACTTGGGACAACTTTCTCAATAAGTGGGAAGCCATGACGAGTCAGTTAGTCCAGATCAAGCAAAAACAGGCCGGAGTTTCGGGTGGCCAAACGCCTCAAAATTCGGCACCTTCTAACGTAAGCTCGTCTGCGCCGGTCACGTTGTCCACAGGCCGAAAAGTGGTCCGTGGAAGTGACGGTCAGTTTTACGAGGTTCGTTAATTATGCCCGATCTTGTTCCGGTCACGCTGACTCCGCAAGAGACAGCGGAGTTTGATCAGCTTCAACCCGCTCCTGCGGCTCCTGCTGACGCCCCCGCGCCGTTGAATCCTATTCGCGACTTCAGCGCACAGGAGATTTTCGATTTGGCAGTCAACGATACGTCGTTCGATATCGCCGCCGAGTTTGCTCGTAACAAAGACCTTTGGGGGGACCAAGCGGTAGTCCAAAAAGCTGCCGACGCCTTTCACATGCTTCGTCAACGTGGCTTTCAACTTTCTGATTTGCCCAGCCCGAAGAAAATTGTTGGCGCGGTTGCCGACATCGGGAAGGGATTTGTAAAGCAAGCAGCCAATTATGCCAGTGCAGCTTTATCCCCGCTTGTGGGAGTCGCCGGAGAAATTACCGGCCAAGGTCCGGGCTTCCACGAAGCCGTCGCGCAAGAAGCGCAGCAAAAAGTCGCGGAGAACGTCGCGGGCTCTGAGGCGTCTGTTTCCGGCATCGCGGACATGGCCAGTCGCGGGGTCGCGAAGATTGGACGCGGTCTTGGACTCTCGAAATCCCTCGACCAGTTTACTCCTGAAGAAAAAGTAAAAGAGCTTTTCGCTGCTACAGGTCCGATTGAGCAGCAACAACAGATTTCACAAGGTAAGGGTGCGTTCCTTACTCCCGTGGGCGGCGAAGTCGTCAAAGAGTTGGAAGCCTCGGGGAAAGGTGTTCGGCCTGAAGAAGTGGCCGCGCTTGCCCCGGGCGATCCTCTCGCGTGGTGGACGTTCGGTAAAGCTCTCGGTAGTGCAGGCAAGGTTGTTCCGCAGCCGGTAAAGGGTGCCGTTGCCAAAGTCGGGGAAAAGATTGGTGAGGCTGCCACAGTGGCTACAGGTCGCACGTTACAGGCCCTCGGTGAAGCGACGCGAGTCGGCTCGAAGGTGGTTGGCAAAGCGGCTCCTGTTGTCGGAGCGATCAAAGGCGGCATTGAAGCTGGCCCTCTCGGTGTGCTTGCGGGCACGAAGGTTGGCGAAATTACGAAGTCGCTCACGAAGCGGGGCGTCGTCGCTGGAGAAGCTGTTTCCAACGTCGGTAAGCAGATGGCCGGGGCTGCGCCCTTGGTGAGTCCTGTTGCCCAGCTTGGTAAGGACATCGTTCAGTCCGCTCCGGGCGTCATCGGTAAAACTGCCGAGGGGTTAGGTATGGACATTGGGTTAGCTGCGGTCACGTCTGAGACTCCGGCGCAAACCGAAGCCGGAGTCGGTATCGGCGCTGCGCTCGGCGCTGCTGGCGCTGCCGCAGGCGCGGGCCGAAGGATTTTGTCCGGTCAGTTGATTGCTCCGCGTGCGTGGGGCTCTCAAGTCGCTCGCCCTTCCTCGGGCCAGCATCCATCACTCGATGTGATGCACCAGACGGCTTATGACGCTGCGTCCAAAGGGCAGAAAGAACGTTTAAACGCCATTCGTGAATTTGTAAGAGGGGCCGCGCCGGATACCGACGTATTCCTCGCGAGTGACCCGCTCTCGGTCGAGCGCGCCTTAACTGACGCGGGTGTCTCCCCCGAGCAGGCTCAAACGTTTTCGCGTCAGGAAGGGTTTTTCACTACCTCCTTGCCGGGCAGAGACGGCCAACCGAAGCGCGTCATCGTGCTGCGTGATGCTGATACGGCTCCGCATGAGTCTTTTCATGCTTTTCAAGATGTGATTGGCGAACAGGCGAATCTTGCCATCGACCAGATCATGAAAGACGCATATGCAGACCGTTGGGAAGCCGAAGGGCAGCGTTACGCGGAGCGTCTCACCGGCCAGCCGGTTGAAAATTGGCGCGATGCGGTTTTGTCTTCGTCTGGTTGGGGTCACGCCAATGCGTTAGAAAAGGTTTATCGTGACGTGGCGAACCGTCTACGCGCCGAGCAAGGTGCTGAACCGATACCCGCCGATGTCGAGACGCTTGTGCGTGCCGAATGGACCGGTGGTCCTGAATCATGGCGCGAAATTCTCACGCCCGAGGAACAAACTCAAATCGCCGACCGATACATCGCTCGTGAGTTGGCCGCTGAAAATTTTGATGCCGTCTTCAAAAATCTTGGCGGCGCGTTGCAGGAACAATCCGGCGTGCTGCCGAAGATGGCTCGTATTGTTGGACAGGTGGTATCGGCTTTCGGCGGCGAGCCTCTCGCTGGCCGGGTCTCTGAATTTGGTCAGGTGCCGCTCCGTGCCGATGCTGTGGAAGCGGTGAAGACGGCAGTCCGGGATCGACGGCCTGAAGTTTCAGTTCCCCCGTCCCCTGCTACTACTCCCCGTAGTCCGGCTGCGCCGCGCACGCCCCCGTCAACCCCCGAGGGTGCTGCCGACGAAGCTCGCGCCATCGCTGAGTCCGCCCCGGATGCTCCGGTGGCCGGGGGCACTCGTTCCCCGAAAGAATTGCTCGGTGAAGTAGCGCAGGCGATTGCCTCACGACAGGGGCTCAAGATCAATTATCTCTCGGCTCCCGGCGAGCCTGCGGCTGCGGTGTCGCAGAATCGCGCGGCTCGCCGCGAAGTGATCGAAGCTTTCCGCACCATGCCCGCCAGCGCCCGCGCCCTGTGGGAGAAGAATTTCTTCCCGGACCGGGTCATCAAGCTGAAGGACGACAAGTATCAAGTCCTCGGGTGGGCTCCTGAAGTGTTTGCGGCGAACGCGCACCGGATGGCGAAGGCCCTCAAAGGCAACGAAACTCTCTCCCCGTATGAAATCAGTGGCGACTCATTCTCCGAGAAAGGCTGGCGCGATCTGTTCGCTGACGTTGAAACGTTTTCGCGCAATCAGATCGCAGGCCAAACCGGCGCTGGCGATCCTCTCGTCGTCCCTAAGAATATCAAAGATGCCGGATTTTTCGCTCCCGCATCGCGTGCCCGCGACGCTGCTCCGCTGGATCAACGGAAAGCGGATTTCATCAACATCCTTTTTGGTTACAAGCTTCCAGAGACGCCTCGCATCCAGAAAGGCAAGCTCCCGCTGAACATCGCCGGTCAGGATGTAAGCACGGCCACGAAGCCGGGCCGTATCCGTGTGCCGGTTGAGCCGAAAGGCAAGTTCACTGGCGAGGAAGCCGAACGTCAGAACATCGAGGGTCGCGAAATTCTTGAAGTCAATCCGTTGCGTAATGAACTTCAGGCTGCACTTGGCGACAAATATCCTTCGCTAATCGAGGCTCAGCAAAGGTTGAATCTTGAGAGCATCAAAGAAGTTCAAGTCGCGCCGGAGCAGCCGGAATTCCGCGCCAACACCTTGACTCTCACTGCTGGCTTCCAGCCGCAGACTGCCGCAGGGCGCAAGCTCGAACAGGATGGCTATGAATACCGTCTCGAAGGCGGGGAAGGCAACCGGCGCATCGCTCTCATCAAAGACGGCCAAGAGGTTGCTTTCATCGAAGCCATCGGGGACCAGAAAGACCCGAAGAAAGCGCACATCGATATGGTGTGGGTCAACCCCGACTTGCGCGGCAAGGGCATCGGCGAGGCGCTTAATCGCGAAGCTGGCGCATGGCTGAAGTCGGACGGTTTTTCGTCGGTCGAAGCGACTGTGGTGAATCCCGTTGAGGGAAAGATCATCGACAAGGTTTTCCCCGGCACGAAATTCGAACCCATCAAACAAGGTGGAGAAGTTCTTCCATCCGTCAAAAGCAAATCTCCGATTTCGGCGGCGTCGCAGTTTCAACCGGCTGCCGACAGGGCGCGCGAGTTGGTTACTATGGACGACGCCACGTGGAAGAAAGCCACGGAGTATAAAGGAAAGTTCGGCGCAGGATTTACCGGGTGGGCTTATGAGTTGGGGGCTTCCGTCAAGGACGTAGCGGACCTTCAGGCTCTCCGGGAGACGTATAGCACGCTTCAAGAAGCGGGACAGGCGGCGATGAAATCCGGGGATATGATGGGGGCACTGAACCTGATCTATAGGGGCCAAGCTGCACGTGAAGCGTATGAGGCTGCCACGGGTGAGACTCTCGATGGCAAGCAACCGGCCACGGTGCCGTTCATGCGCAAGCACATGGACCCGAATTACGAACCGCCCATGCCGGGGGATACGTTTAAACAGTGGGAAGCGGAGCAGAAGAAAGGTCTTGACTCTGGCGCGGAATCTGCTATACTGGAGCCTGAAATGAGCACTCAGGCACAGCCTAAAAGAAACGAAGAAGTAACGCGCATTGCGGACGAATACGCTCGCAAAGCGGGAGTAAATTACCGCGCTCCGGGCAATGTTCAGCCGGTCCCCGAAGAAACCGCGCAGCGCGTGGCCGATTGGTATGAGTCCGCAAAGCATTCTCCGAATGACCCGGACGTGAAAGCTTCCTACGATGCTCTCGTCAAAGAGACTATCGAGCAATACGAATCCATCAAAGACGCTGGCTATACTATTGAGCCTTACGCGGGAGAGGGTGAGCCCTACAAGAACAGCGCCGAGATGATCAAGGATGTCTCCGAGAACAAGCATCTGTTCTTCCTGCCGACCAAAGGTAACTTCTCCGGCGACGAGAACAACCACATGCTCAAACCCTCGGGGGTTGATGATCTGCTGGTGAACGATATCTTCCGCGCCGTGCATGATTTTTTCGGACACGCCAAAGAGGGTCTTCAGTTCGGACCGAAGGGCGAATTCAACGCATGGCGCGAACACTCTGCAATGTATACCGATGAGGCGCAAGGGGCGCTCGCGGCTGAGACGCTGGCTCAGAATTTTTGGGTGAACTTCGGCAAGCAGGTTCGCGGCAAGGAAGTCGCGCTGAAAGATCGCCCGTTCGCCGAGCAAAAGAACGTCTTCGTTCCTGAGAACTTCGTCAACGAATTGCGTGGGCAAGCCCAGCCGAAGAAAAAGCAGAAAGACCCCTACAAGTTCCCGAAGGCGTCGAGCGAAGGCATCCGCAAGGCTTGGATTCTCCCCAATGGCGAGGTTGCTCAGTTGGGCGGAACGTGGCACCACGAGTGGCTCGCCGAGAACCCGGACGTGACCAAAAAATATGGTCTGGTCATTCCGAAGTTCACCGGCAATGACTCGGAGAACGTCCGTGAGGAAGCGATGAAGAAAGGCTTCATCCGCGTGAACAACACGACGCGCAACGGCACGCTGATCATCGAGGCGCGCGCCAAAGACTGGCGCAAGGCGCGCTCTGCGATGGAACAGATGGTCGAGTCCAACATCGACGACTTCGACAACGTTACTGTCCATCTTTTCGACGACAAGATTTCGAAAGTGGTGGACTCGGAGACCAAACAGATTTTCGTTTACGACACCGATCAGGAGAAGCTCGAAAATCTTCCTTTCTCGGGCCGTGAACCCCGTGGCACTGGCGCGCTTAGCGAATTCAAAGCGGCGGCTCAACCTCCGCGCGCAGACGACGCCGATCTTTTTGGGAATCGCAAGGCTGTCACTGGCCGACAGGTCAATGAGATGACGCGCGACGAATTGAAGCGGCACTTTCCCGAGGCGATTGTTCCGAAGGACCGCGCCGAATCTATCCCGTCTGAGATCACGGCATCGCCGCTCTACAAGCAAGCTGGCAGCGAAAGCAAAGCAGTGGACGCGTTCGCGAGCAAATTGGTGGAGTTTGCCAAAGAGAATCAGGACACCCCCGAGTTCAAAGCCGGACGCAAATGGTATTCTGAATTCGTCCCCCGGTTGAAGAAAGAGTTTGGCAAGGATGCGCAAACCATGGCTGAGCTTTTGGCCGCGACGAGCCCACAGACTAACGTCGAAACGAATTTCGCTTACGCGTTGGACGCGCTGGAATCCCTGAAGGCCGGTAGATTCGACAAGATTATCAGTAAGTTCGAGCAAGGGCTGGAGATGATCGAGGACAACACGTGGCTTGCGTGGTATAACCGGCACGCCAAAGATGTTCCTAACGCCCCGGCTGAGCCGACCCCTGCCGCGTTCCTCGCGCACTGGATTGAGACGCACAATCTCAAACCGCGTCAGAGTAACGGCAAGCTTTACGGCCAACATTCGCTGCCGGTGCTTCAGGTTTTCGCCCGGCGCTGGCTGTCTGACGCACGGGGTCCGAAGACCCTCAACTTCGTGCAGAACCTTTTGGGCACTGGCCACGAAGCCACGATTGACTTGTGGGCTGACCGGACGATGCGGCGACTTGGCTACGCGGATTCGGTCGAACGCTGGCGCATTCTCCCGCAGAACATTGCGGGTGTCAGCGAGGCAGATTTTACGTTCGCCCAAAAGGCGTTTCGCCGTGCCGCCGAGCAGATGAAGATGAAACCCGACGACCTACAGGGTGCGCTTTGGTTCGCTGAGAAGCAACTGTGGGCCAATAACGGGTGGTCGCGCCTTGACCTAGGGGATTTTCGTAGGGAGATCGAGAAGACTCCCCTACTCCGGGCCGGGGTAAAACACCGGCTTGAAAAGACCAAAGCCCGTGGTAAAGTGAAACCGGCACAGGAACTTGAACTACTGGTGGAGCCACGATGAAAACTGACGAAACGAAAAAGTATCATCCGACTGAGGAAGTTGTCGAAGCCGCGCGCGCTGCCCTGACCACGGAAGCGGGGGCCGAATTCTGGAAAGAGGTCGAGGAACGGCTGGACGAGTATAAGCCGAAAATTGAGCCTCGCCAGACACGCGACTAAGAGGCACTATTCCCACGTATGGCTTTAGTTGAACCGAAGACCGCTTCCCCTGCCCCCGTGGAGCCGACTAACCCGGCCCAAGACACCGATGGTGATGGTATCCCTGATGCGATCCTTGAAATTCCCGCGCTACAGGCCGTGATTGCTGGCGCGCCTCCGGCTGTCAGCGCCCCCATTGAAACCTTCGCCAAGCGGCCTGAAGCCAAAGCCATCGTCGAAAACAAAGACAAGCTTTTCAAGGCCGGGCTGAATCTTTACCGGAGCCTGAGCGGCGACGTGGGTGTCCTGTTCAACCATTTTTACATCGCCCCGGAAGACCTTCAGGCAGCCGACAAGGCCGGAAAGCTGGCCGAGATCGCTCCCGATTTTGACTCCATCAACTCTCAGGTCGCCAAGAGCGGCCAGAATCACCCGGCTCTGAGCGCCAAAGGCCCGGCTGGCGGGTTTGCGACCCCGAAGGTCCAGACGCCGCCCCAATCGACTGCGATGCCGCAGCCGTCAAGCCCGGCCCAGCGCCGCATGGCGGATCAACGAGTCGAGAACCTCTCTCCGGCCCCTCTTAACAAGCAGGCGAATCCGGGCGCGGGCAAGCTACTCAACAGCATTTTGAAACCGGTGGTATGAACAAACACCGGAAGGGAAAGAAAAAACACATGATCGAGATCGTATTCATTAATGACAACGCGGAGACGTGGGAAGGCAATTACGGCAGCAATGGCGCGCTTATTTTCCCTCCCGGCATCAGCCGTCATTTAGTCAACGCTGTGACCGATGACGAAGCGTGGTTCGTGTTCGGCCCGCCTTCAACCAGCTTTGGTTGGGGAGTGGACGCCCCTTGGGGTGCCGCCGAAGATAACACGATTCGCGTCGTGTATGCTCACAAGCCGGAAGACCTGAACGTAGTCATCTACGAGAACAGCCGCCCCCGCCCGTGAAAGGATTCTTCGGCATCGTCCCTCGGTTCGACGACTTTCCTCCAACGCTTGCGAAGAAAACTGCGCAAATTTTGGCGGCTGGTCTTGGCCTTGGTGGCAACGATAAAATCTCGGCTGGGGATGCGGTAAAGACCGGCGAATTTTGGTGCTTTCATGCGGCCTTTGCTGACTGCACCTTCGAGACGCTGACTTTCGCCAATGGAACGTCTACCGGCAGCTACGCTGGGGAGACGTTGAAGCAAGGGGACCGCATCTACGGACAAATCGTCGCCATTAAATTGACTTCCGGCAAGGGCATCGCCTTCCGGTCAATTTAATGATCCAACTTCAGAATCAGAATCAAGTCTTTCGTCACGGGGTTGTGGCAGACGCCGCACCCCCGGAACCTCCGGCAGCCCCCTCAAACGCGCGCATTGAGGATTTCATCGAAGAATGCGGCGATCCTTCAGCTTCGTATACGGTCGCGTGGGACGACAATTCCGACAATGAATTGGGGTTCGAAGTCTGGCGTGACGTTGGCGGCACTGGATTCGAGCTTTACGCCACAGTAGGACCGAACGTTACGTCCATTGATGAAATTTTTCCGCCCGGCTCGTGGGGCGGCATTGTTTACGATTACAAAGTGCTCGCCATCGGCGATCCAACCTCATCTGATTTTTCAAATACGGCCACGGCTGTCGGCGGCTGCGGCTAAGTAACCGGCCAGCAGATATCGAAGGCAGGAAGTTTCCGCGCATTCGGGAGCCGTCTTCAAAGTAGCTGCGATCTCCTTAATCCGACCACGCACAAACTCTTTCCATGGGTCCACGGGCTCCGCAGACTCAATGGCTGCGACAGCCATCACCGTCCGAGGAACGCGAACGCAGTTACCGAGAAAAACTATTGAGGGTATCATATCGACGCGGCGGGAGCGATCCCGTAAAAGAAATCTACTTCCACGGTCGCCACGAGCAGCCCGAGTCTCACCGGGAGATACCAAGCCTCAGTCGCGCCCTCATTCCCGACTTCGAAAAGGACCATGCAAGGAAAACTGACGCGCATGCCGAGGAACAGTCCCCCGGCCTTGCGCGCGTGCCATTTTAGTTTGCCGTAGATTTTCATTCGCAAACGAAGGTAGAGGGCGGGAGTTTGAACCCGTGCTCGGTGGTGTCACCGATGTCCAGCCGCAACTTGTATTCAGCCGCCATGCCGAATTTCGGGTGCATGAAGAAGAACCGCTGCACCGGATGCGACGAGTTGAAATACTCGCCCAACGCATACCCGTCGATGCCGGGGAAAGCACCATTGACCAGCACAGACCCTTTCGAGTGCGGCAGATCGATAGGCCGATGAAGATGGCCGACAACGTAGTAGTCCGGCATCTTCCGCCCGGCGCGCGTGAAAAGCTGCGACGTGGTGGACACCATACGGCCCATGGCGTGGTTGGGGATGCCGAGCATTTTGTCACCGCCCCGCAGGTTGTCCCCGTGCCCGGCGTAGAACGAAAAACCCTGCACGTCGAACAGCGCGAATGGCTGCATGTTGAATTCGCACTTGATGAACGGGCAATCGCGGAGTAACGCCTCAACATAGAGATACAGAAGCATGTCCATGTTCGAGTTGCGATTTTTCGTTGGCATCTTTTTCTGATTCTGCCAGCGCGTATGGTTTCCAACGCAGCCGTAGACGCGCAGGTTGGCCAGTGTGCTAAGGTTGCGGAGGAACTGAGCGATGGCGTGCCCGCCCGCGTAGAACTGCGCGAGCAGTGTATTGGCCTGCCCACACTCAGCCGCGTGGCTGAGCGCACCGTCGAGCATGTCCCCGAGGATAGGGACGACAATCTCCGGCACTTCAGTCGTGGTGTGGTCATTCATGATCGAAAAGATCGACTGCTGAAGCCGCCACAACCGGCGCAAGAAAATGTTGAAGTTGTAGCCGCCGAGCCCGAGGGTTTGCTCCGGCTTCACGACCGCACCGATATGCGTGTCCGAGAACAGGCACACCGCCGACTGAGGCGATGACTTGCTTTTTCTCGGAGCCCGGTAGATGTCCACAGGGGGCGCATAGGCTTTTGGGGCCAGTTCCATGATCTGCTCGACCAACACGTCAACTGCCGTGCGGCTCTCGTTGGCCTTATCGAGCGCCCGCTGAAGTTCCCCGGCTTTCGATTGCCAATGGTCAGCACGCGCACGGTAATCGATCTCGGGGACTTCTACCTGCGCAGTGTATTGACGGACCGCGTGAGTGACTGAACGATACGTTCTGCCTAGTTCTTCGGCGATTTTTGAATCGGCGACACCTGCGGCTTTAAGTTGTTTGAGTTTCGCGATCTCCGCGTCCGACCATTTACTACTTGCCATTGTTTTTCCTTGGTTGCCGGGCAGGCTTCTTGGGTTCATCTCTCACTTCGATTGTCTGTGCCTGCATTCGGCCTGTAAAGACCATATCCCACGCCATGAGAGCTTCAGCCGGGGACTTACCGCTCCCGACGATACAGTTGTCGGGAAATTGAAGATCGCCGAGGATCGCCACCCACGTTTGGTCCTCAAGCTTCATCAGCTTGGGCTTGTGAATCGTGTGCGGGGCCGCGAGCAATTCTGTCGCGGCCTTCTGCGTGGTGAGCAGATTAATGTGCTCTTGGTAGAGCATCGAAAGCTGCATCTCCAGCATGTTCTGGTGGTCGAGACTCCAGCGTTTGGGGTCGTCGATGATGCCGTCGATGCGATCACAAATTTTTGTGAAGGTCGCCTCGGCAGCCTCATATGCACCACCGTTGTGACTGTCCCTGTCCGGCTCCAAGTTGAGTAGAACCGGGTAGAGCGTCGCTGCGCAAGACAGCAAAGCGCCCAATTGTCGGACCGTCACTTCGTCACGTGACGGTATAGGAACTTTAAGATTGTTGTTCATCGTTGTATCCGGCTGAGGTTCGTTTTCGCCCAGTGCCATAACCATATTGCATCTACTTCGTTGTCGTCGGCTTTTTCCATCCACGGATTTTTATCCCCACCATGTTTGGCGATTAAAGCCCGTTTCATTGTCGCTTTGTCCGCGCCCCCGTGCCCTGTCGCGAAAAGCTTCAGGGTGCTCACCGGGACGCACTCCACTATCTCTCCGGGAAACGTAAGCCAAATCGCGGCGCGATAGCTCGCCCAAAGTTGGCATTGATATGTGTAGGTGTTGAATTCAACATCTTCGAAGATGACCTGATCGAACTTGTGCGAGTAATTAAGCTCGACGAGTTTGGCATGAAAGCGAGAGATTCGGGGATCGGACCTACGGCGCATTCGGTTTTTACCCCAAGCCTTGATCTCGGACGCGGTCGCGTGGACCCACGTCCCCGAGTGAAAATGATCTTCAGCATTGTAAGCAAATCCAGTGTTAGTGCCGAGGTCCAGAGCCAGCGTCTTGATCACGTTACAATAGTGCCTTTTTGCGGGTCACTTCGGCACGTATTTTTTTCAGTGCCCGGATGTGAGTCAATCGAGTCGCTTCGCGGACCACCCCGAGGATGTCACCGATTTCCTGAAAATTCATCCCGCCCCGGTAATGAAGATCGAGGGTCATGAATTCGTTTTTGCTGAGCTTGGCGCGCATAAGCGGCTCCACGATGGCCCATTGGTCCCTGATTTCGATCTGTTCGGTCTCCGGGTCAACCACGGGGCCGAAGACGCCACTCAGCGCCGACCCATATTCACTGGGTTGCCCGATGCGAAGGTTTTCGGGGTAGTCCCCGTCGGCCCCTTCCATGTGGTAGTCCGGCTTAATGTGGTGCAGTTCTCCAACCTCGTGAATGCTGGCGTGCTTCACCACGTCTTTTTGCCTCCACGCGTCACAGATGCCACGACGCACGGACACTTTCGCATAGGCGAAGAAGCGCACTCGGTTGGGCTTGAATTGCTTGGCGGCTTTGCACAGCGCCGACCAGCACAGCGAAAAAAGTTCATCGTCCGGGAGCCCTCCACGGCAGACTCGCCGCGCATAGGGGATCGCTTCGTGCATCGCATGCAGAGCAAGCTCGTTACGCGCGTCTTCGGTGTTCAACCCCGCAAGAAAATTCTCACGGACTTCGGTTAGAGACTCTGTTGGGAGTCCATTCATTACACTACTCATTTGCTGAATATTGATACTTTGTTGATTTCGATTGTTGGTTTCGGTGCGACCACGGGCGGCGCGCCAAATTGTTCACCGCGTTGGAATACCCAAACACGGGTGCCGAGAGGGCCGGGCTCGATAGAGCACTTGATGACGCCCTCCTTCTGGACGTTTTCCAGATAGCGGTTGATTTGGTCCAGCTTGATACTGCGGACAGCGACATCGTTTGGACCGGCGCTGAGCATGCGTTGTAACAGGGTCACTGTGCCGCGCCACTCAGTCGCTTCGGGGTTCGTTTCGAAGTGCATTCGAAGCATGTCGATTAAAAGTTCTTTGAACGGCGCGAAACGGCTGGACTGTTGCGCCTGTTCCATGAGAGACGGGTCTTTATAGGGGTAGTAGCCAAAGCGGGAATCCCGAATGACAAACTCAGGCGGCGTCCACTGGATCAACCACGCGAGAAAATACGGAAGCTCTTGAGTGATCAGCCTTTCGACTTCGTCGCGGGGCTCCCACTTGTCCTCGCGAGAGCGACAGCGTAACAGCATAATTTTGTCGAACGTGCCCGTGTCCATCGGACCGAGAATTCGGCTACTCGTTGAGTCGAGGTTCGTCGTGACGAAAAGTCGCCCATGCCACTCGGTCATGCCTGCAATCTGAAACTTCTGATTGCTCATCACATCTTTGTTTGCAACGATTTTCTTGATCTTGACCATCACGCCGTTTTGAGACCGGCTGTTGTCGGAGATCGTATCATCGTCTAGGCACCACTGTGGGAACCTAAAAAGGTGTTCCGTAAAGCTTTCGTTGTTGACTACATAACTCTCCACGTCAACGAAGCCCCCGACTGACCGGCCAACAATTTCACGGTTCAACAGGGTTTTGCCGCTATTCACTTCGCCCATCAAGAAGATCATAGTGCCGGGCCGGGGGGTATAATTAAGGCCACTCAGATAGTAGTATTGCCACCACGCGAGAAAATTGGCCAGCGATACTTCGTCAAACATGACGTTGAGTCGTTTCGAGAGCCAAGGAAATTTTCCAGTGGTCCCCCACTGAGTTACCTCATTCGCAGGCTTTACGACGTTAGAGATAAAAGTGTTTAAACGACGTTCTCCGAGATACATGAGGACTCCCGGTGGGCGGAATACATACGGTGCCGCATTCTTAATCCGATTCTCTTGATAGATGTGCTCAAGCGCGATCTTTAACAAAGACTTCTTACCCTTACTCGTGTCGTTTGTCAAACCGCAAGTGATTTCGAGGTAGTTCAAAAGCTCGTCTTTGCCGAGGGGGCACCAACTACCCTTAATCATCCGCCAGAAATTTTTACTTTCCCAGTAGATATCTTTCGTCGCTTTCGCGATGGCATCCTCCGAAAAGTTTTTGATGAATTCGGGACCGAGTAGATCAGACCACGAGTAGAACACTTTGTCGGCGTGCGCGGAGAAGGTGAATATGCCATCACGCTTCACGATAGCCGACATCGGCGACGTGGAAGAAGGCACCCAAAACGTCGGGCCTTGCGCGGTCTCGACGAAGTCGCCCGGCCAGTTGGCAAACTCGGGATACTTGGCCTTCAGCGCGGCTTCGACGCGTTCCATAGGCACGTCCACGTCGGCCTTCGACTGAAAGCGATACCTCATCCCGCACTCGACGAAAAACGCCTGAAGCTTCGTCTCGGGGATCGGGCCGTGGCCGGTCTCTTTCCACTGGCAACCGTTGCACAGGAGCCTCGTGGGCGACTCCCAAGCGCCTTCGTCAAGGCCGGGGAGAAGATCGAGGTTCAGCCACTTGCGCGCCTGCTGGAGCACGAAGGAAGCGAATTCATAGGTGTCTACGCAGAGAGGACGAGGGAGAATCCAGACTAACCGGACGTTGCCGCCAACTGAGCGTTCGATCCACGTCGGTTTGATGCCCATCGCCGCGATGGCTTCGAGGACGCGGGCTTCAGGAATGGCCACGTCAAAGTCAGCGTGAAACGCATGAAGGAACTTAGGCGGGTTGTCTTCGCGTGAAACCCGGCAGTTGGGATTGTAAGGCTCGAACGCGGAGTAAAAACTGTGACGCGTGTTGACGTTCTTATACCAGTCTTGGCGGGCATTCTTATCCTTTCGGATTTGTTCGGTGATCTGTTCTGTCGGCACAAATTCCCACGGGTTGCCGGGGAAAGTCTGCTTTTCGACTAGGTTCTGAGTATAGTAAAACGGCACAACTACAACAACTGCAATTTGACACCAATTGGTGTCATTTGCAATAAAATTCTACTTCTTTCGCTTCGGCTGCGATTGGGCAGCCTTTGAGCCACTCCGGGCACTTGGACATGGTATGCTCGACATCTTTGGCCGATACATCCTGATCGACTTCTAGGACAGCTTCATCATGGACGCTAAAGAGGTTCGTCCAACCGTTGTCTTCCATCGCTATAAGGTGCTCTCCAAACACGTCTCTGGCAACTGCCTGAGTGATATTTTCTGTTAATTTTCCTCCATAGTTTTGATACCGCTTTCCGCCCACTTCGGCGGTGTAGACATCCTGCCACTCGGGCTTTTTTGTCTCGTGGTTGGGCTTGAGCCGTTTTTCACAACGGACTTTGGTGTAAACCATCTTGCGTCCCGAGGGGAGAGTCATCGTGAAGTCTTCCCCAACTGACCGTTTAAACATACTGTCGAGGCGCTTCCAAATCCCGTCCTGCCCGGCGATCAGGGGATTCTGCTCTCGAAATTCTTTGACGATCTCCCGCGACCGTTTGCCGAATCCGCTCTTTTTCTGAAGGACACCGGTAAGCGGGTGGGGTTCTTCAATCCACTCCGGGTCGTCTTCGGTGATATCGAGCCCGGCCAGTGTCATAGCCATCTTGATGAACTTTTCCCAGCCTGCGCCGTATCCGAGGGCCAGCACGCGCGCCTTAGCAAGCGCATACATCTTTGAGTTGGCCTTCTTTAACGGAGGGATCGAACCGGCCTTCCAACCCATCGTCGAGATCGCGTGGGCCTCGTATGGCCCCAACCCCGAACCGAGAAGCTGTAACATCGCCTGATCGCCACACAGCCATGCCAGCACGCGAGGTTCGATCTGCGATAAATCGGAGACGATCATCTTCTTGCCGGGGCGCGGGATCACGAGGTTACGAAAATCGATGGCAAATTTAATCCAGTCCGGCCACTGACCGACTTCCTCATAATACCCAACGGCTGCCATGCAACGTTTTTCGTTCATCTCCATCAGACCGTGCTCGTTGCAGAAAATCGGCACCTTGCGCATGTTCTGGAAATTGACACCGGAGTCGCCGGACCAGCGCCCGGTGTGCGCGCCGAAATATTTCAGGCCGAACGGGAGAGTGCCGTCGCCGCGAAGGCGCTCTTTGACCTTGACGAAGGTCTTGTAAATTTTATTGATCGAGCGCCACGCTGACACCGCCAGAATCCACGGGTGGTCCTTCGCGTAGGTGTCTTCCCAAGCTTGGTAACCTTCCTCGTCGTCGGACTTCGTGGGCGGACACGGGATGCCTTTTCGACGGCACTGCTCGGCGATGCACTTCGTTGAAGTCGGCTTCGTGTTGAAATCGTCCCAGCCTTCTTCGTCGTCTTCGGAGTCTTTGATCCACGGGATCAATTGCTCCGTGTTATGCTTCATCTCGTGACTCTGGCAGATGTAGAGATCAAGAAGCTCGACGTTGATCTGCACGCCACGTCGGCCTTGCGCGACCGTAAGTTGACTCAGGCGGCGTTCCAGCGTCGGCCACTTGTGAGAGTGGTCATTCCAAATCTTCCAGCACCAGTAGGCGTCCCGGCGCGCGTAATCGAGCATGTGCTTCTGCTCATCGGGATTGAAATCCTGCCAGCGTTTGTCTTTCGCGTCGCTACGCATCGACTTGTCAAGCCTCACGCCGTAAAGAAATTCTACCGCTTGGTCAAGCGAGCGCCGGTTGCATAGAAAAGACGTGAGATTAGCCGTGCAGTGCCACTGCGCAGGGTTGGACTTGGGCTTCCACTCGCGGCGATCCAGTTCGGCAGTGACGGATTCGTCGAAGTAGGAATTGTGGGCGAGCCCAAGCTGGCCGTCCACCGCCGACCAGTTGAAATCTTTGATCGGACCAGCCCAGCAAGTGCTGCCGTCCGAGGCGGCAATCATGTAGGGGTCAAAAAGATCATGACGGCAGTATTGTTCTGCGATCATGGTCTTCACCGAATACTTCAGCTTGGGCGCGTAGTATGTTTCGTAATCGATTGCAACCGGCGTCATTTGTAAACTTCACGCCCCGTTTCGCCGGGGCCACGCGGACTCGCATCACGCTGAGTCATGCGTCGTAGGTAGGAAAATCTACCGGGTTCGACTCAGTGTTTGCCCACAAGAGGGCTGCGCCTGAACCTTCGCCTGAACGATGCGAGCTATCGCCTCATTCACTTCGCGCTCGAACTTGTCGAGCAAATTGCCTGTGGCAAACTTTGGGCACTCGTGCCCATCTTGGGTATAGAGCGGCTCGTGGACCGGCGTCGTATACTTGCCGCGCAGATGCCGGACAGCGGCTTCCACGTCGGCCTTCACTTCGTCCATGAATTCAGAGCCCACTCGTTTGAACTTGCCCGCCCGGAACTTCGCTGAGCATTTCAGCGCGTATTCCTTGATGGCGGACTCGTTCACGAGCCGAGTGTTATCCGTCCACGCATGCGGATTCGTATCCGCGTCCGCTTGAGAGTCTTCGATGTTACTCATCGCCGCCTCCTTCGTCGTCCGGGTCGAAGTCCAGAGCACCGACATCGAACGTCATCGGCCCGTGGCCAACGACCGGGCAAATCGGCGCGCCGATTTCGAGCCACTTCCGCGTCGCGCGAACGTTATATTCGCACTTGCTGCACTCGCACTTGATCAGACGCGTGGTCTGTTTCTTGCCGGGCATACGCATCCCGTCCAGTTTGGAGTGAGGATACGGGCCGAGTTTCGCAATCCACTTTTCGCAGATTTCGATCAGGTCTTTTTCGGCGCGCGTCGAAGTCAGTTTACCGCAGAGGTAAACCGCACGAGCACACTTGCCGAAAACTTTGTTGTGGCCTTCCTTGTTGCCGACAACGGCGTGGACGACTTCGTGGACGAGCGTCGGCAGGACGCCTTGCCCATCAGTCTGCCGCCCAATATGAATTTCCCCCCGCATGTATGGCGAGATGAAAATCTGGCTTCGCTTGTCCTCGGAAGCCGTCGTGGCCCAGCACTCGCCGAGAACACGTTTCTTGTTGCTTAAGCCGCGCGACGACGGCCAGCCGCAGGCAACCCGAATCTCGGGCACCTTGTAGCCCTTTTCTTCAAAGAGCGGAGTCATCAGCGCGACTGCGGCCATCAGCCATTCTTCGCGCGTGGAGTATTTGGGCTTATCGGCCATAAGAGTATTCGATGCGCTCGGTCTTCGAGAAACAGCGAGCCTTTTTATTCTGGTATTCGACCCGCCCGTTCGGGTTCGCCGCCACGAAGGCATCTCCGGCCTGCCGGAGCGCCTCTCGATTTGCTACTGTAACTTTTTTCATCTTCATGTTGTTCAGTTCCTTTCTCGGAACATCGTCACTATACCATGTCCACGTTTAAACGCAAGCAGTATTTCCACTGGCCGGAGCCTCGGGGATTTGCGGTAGCGTCGATTGGACCACGGTGCCATCCTCAATAATAACACCGGGAAGTTCGCCGTCAAGAGTTTTTCCAACCCGTTCAATCCAGAGTTGCGTGTCGTGCGCTTCGGCCACTTTGATCAGTTCGGCCAGCGTGTTCTCGTCCATGACGGAGCCGTCACGAATCAACATCACGCGCAGCTTCGGATTGAGCGCGAAACCGATGGCCGCGCTGATCTTCAGCCGTTGCGCCGTGGAGAGTTGCTCGAACGGAATGCCGTTGAAGGTCACGGTGCCCAAGGACGAAAATCCAAGGCCCTGAATGGGATACTTCGCATCGGCGATTTGCTTTGCCTTTGCCGCCGTAATGTCATCCAGCCGCTTCGTCAGATCGCCCGATTTCTTCATGAGACCGGCGCGGGACTCAAACTGGACTCGCAATTCGTTGTTGGCCCGGATGGCCGCGTTTGTCGTTTGGGCGTTGAGCACTTGGTCGTCGAAACCTTTGAGGCTTTCGAATTCGGGAACGACGAGCGCCTTCAATTGATCCTCCAGTGACGCACGCTGGACTTCAAGCAAGGTTCTTTTGTGGCGCGCTTCCGCGAGTTGCCGCTCCAGCGATTGGATCAAATCGTCCTGTATGATTTTGTCGCGCTCGGTAAGGTGTATCCCGCGCCGGATTTCATCACGAGTGTCGTGGACCGACCGGATCGCGTCGTTTTTCTTCACGACCGCGTCGCGTTCAGCGATGATGGTTCGCACGTCGATCTCGGTCAGTGGCAGCTTATTGTTGACCGTCTGATTGCCGATTTTCGAGTTGACCGTCGAGAGCGCCCGGTTGACATCAGTGCGTTCCAAATAAAGCTTGGCATGCTCCGCATCGAGAGCCGTCGTATCGATGCCGATGAGTTTGCGAAGAACGTCCGCCTGTGCCTCCGGCTTCAGCCGGGTGAACGCGAGCGGATCAAAAGTTAGAGTGCCGACAAGGTTGTCGAGCACGGCTTGCGGCGATGAGAGCTTCTTTCCGTCCTTCCCTTCGACCTTCAGAGTGCCGCCTCCTGCCGCCGTAAACGTCCGGGTGACAATCAAGTCATCCAGTTCGACGATGCTCTTTGCAACGCTTTCACCATCGCGAATCGGACGCTCGCACACGAGCCCGAGACCGCCCAGCGCGTAAGTGATTGAATCGATGACAGAGGTCTTGCCCTGTTCATTCTGGCCAACAATGGCCACATGCGACCCGCCCGGCGTGATATGCACGGCCCGGAGTCGCTTAATATTTTCAGACGTGAGGGATAGGATTTTGCTCATAAAAGGAAGGAGTAGACGGTCCTTGTCTACTCCTTTTGGTTGATTATTCGTCGGCCTGATCAGGCGCGCCCTGTTGCGGGGCGACACTGCCGCCCAACACTTCACTAACGAACGCGATGAATTCAGGAGTCGAGTTTTCCGCAGGGATGCACACAGGCACCCACGTCGGATTCTTCTTCGGCCCGAGAGGCTTCAACTTCGTGGTGAAGTTGTAGTTTTTCGTCGGGTAGCCCTTCATCAAGCAGCCCATCTTGCGATGCGTGAAGAACACAGTCTTCGCCGCTGCCGTGTAGGCGCTGCCTTTCATGCCCCACAGACCGAGGGCATACTTGTGTCCGTCCACCGGGTAGACGAAAACACTGTCGTCGTCGGCGCAATGCGCCGGGCGACGGATCGCCACGAGGGCTTCAGCGAGAGGCTGGAACAGCTTCGCGCCCGAGGCTTTCTTCAGTTCCCACTCTTTGTAGTCGAGAGTCCCACCGCAGCTACGGACTTGGTCTTCCGTGTTGCAGATGATACCGCGACCGCCGCCGTCCACCTTCTCAACGAACCGAGTCGGGCGGAACCCGAGCACAGTGATGTTGACCGGAGGAAGGGCCGGGCTGACGACTTCGTCAACGCCAAGCTGTTCGTTCTTCCGCAGCAAAGGCGGCGTAAACAGAACCGTGGACTGATTGAAAACAATCGCGCCCACCGGGAACGATTCTTTCAGTTTCCCGATGCCGTGAACGAGGTTGATGCGCGGCATGACGATCTCCGAAAAATCGGGGATCACGTCGCCGAGGACGAAGCCGCCACGATTCGAAAGCGAATGAGACGGGCGCGTCGCAACCGCTTGAGACGGGGCCGCAGCCGGAGCAGCCGCATGAGTGTTCACGGACTCAACTGCCACACCGGGAACCGGGGTAGGAGTTGAAACAACCTCCGACTTAACTTCAATCACTGGGGCCGGAGCCGCGCCCGCAGGATTACCGAATTGAACTTCTGCCATTTTGATTTCTTACGTGTTAGTTTGTTTGTTCCTGTGTCGTTACTTTGTCCTTCTTAGCCGGAACCGCCTTGAGGAAACTGAATGGATCGCCCTTTTTCACCGCGCCGGATTCGAGCAACTCGGTTTGGTATGCCTCGACTTGCGTCTTCTTCTGGCCGCGCGGCGCGCGCTCGGAGATGATATCTTCGATGGGCGTGAACGTCGGATCAAGCGTGGCCATATACTCGGCTTCGGTGATGTATTTCAGCGTGATCGACTTAAATTTTTCCTTGTCCAGAATTTCGCGCTTGGACATGGACACGATGATTTGACCTTCCGGGAGTGGCGCGTCGCCCCGGATTACCCGGTCACTGACCTGACGACGAAAAGCTTCGCACCAGACCTTGAGCACCCCGGCCAGCTTCAGACCAAGGTCTGAATTTTTCGCATCGTGGACCATCGACGGTGTGATGTCGGCGGGAATTTCCATCGGGTGAAACTTCGAGCCGACCTTGCAGGCGAATTCTGCCACCTTCGGGCACACCCCAATGTTGGCGCAGAAGTTGCACGCGGGCACCATGGGCCGGGCCATCGAAAAATCCTGAAGGCGACGAGCCTCGCGAGCGCGGGCGACGACGACTTGAACCCGCAGATAAAGCTCATCGAACTGAGCGCGGGTGAACTTGGCGCTGGACAGCGCGTTCAAGAGAGGCTGTTTGAACCAGAAGATGACTTCTTCAAGGTTGGCCCGCGAACGGAACAACCCGATAAGGTAACAGATGCCCTGAAGATTGGTTTCGGCTTCCTCGACCGGCCACATGCCGAATTTCCAGTCGAACAACTCGGCGCGAGTGCCGCAGTGAGAGATCAGCGCGCGGTCCACGTAGCCTGCCGTAGTTGCTTCAACTCGTTCGCTTACTAACTGCCCTGTGAGCGGATCAGTGTAGAGATCGAAGAAGACTTTGGCATCGACGGCGAGATAGGTCTCTTTCAGTTCGGTGAGTTTCGGCACGATGACTTCCGCAGCTTCAACGACTTCCAGTATGGTCGCGCCTGCACAATGCTTTGCCACTTCACGCTGCCGAGCTTCCTCCATCAACTGCTTGCGGCGCTCGTAAAATTCCATGCACTCCACGGCATTGAGAGTGTCCTCATCGCTCAGGCGCGCGTCGTCCTCGCCCGTCTCGGTGACGTTGTGGGCGATGGTGCCCATGATCGACCGAATGTGAGTCACGTCCTTTCGGCTGCGATAGACCGGGCAGACTTCAAGCGTCTGCGTCGTGGACGGCGAGTAGCTGTGATGTTTGCGTTCCTCGCTCATCGATTCAGGTTCAAAGGTTTTGGACGAAGGATTGTAGCAGGATCACGATCCATGAGCGGCTCCCAATTCTCCGTCAGGGTTTTAAAATCTGATTCGCCTGCCAGCCATTTCGCCGCTTCGACACCACCCTCAAAAATGTTATCAACATGCCAATTGATACCGTCCTCGCCAGAACATTCCTGCTCGTAGCACTCGTCCTTTTTATCGTAAAGATCATTCTCAGAAAGACGATTTTCGAGCACGTTAACCTGCGCGTCAATCGCCGCGTGGTGGTCGTCACCGAAGCCGGAGTAATGAAGCACGCGGGGCTTCATCTTTTTAAGAGCGGCGATTTGTTGATCGATTTGCTTTTTAGTTGGAGTTTTCATGTCGTGCGAGACGGAGCCACTCGTCGAACCAATCAGACGAGTGCCACGGCTGGTAGGCCGCAGAGCGAAACATTAGGGACGACCGAATGCCCGGCGATATGCAGGGCGTTCCGGGTTGAGGCGTTCGTGACGGGTGATGCTTTGCTTCACCCCCTGTTCGTTGGTGTTGTGGTAAACCACCATTTCGATGTTTTTCTTGGGCGAGACCGAAATCACGCGCCGTCCTATTTTTTCACTCATTTCAATTCTTCTCGTTTTCAGTATAGTGTCGGTCAGGGTGTCAAAATGCCAACTAGTATTTTCGTAAAATCGCTTTTTTCAGGGAGTCGCGGACCGAAGGCTTGGGAGCGGGTTTGGCGGGTTTGGAAGGCTTTTTCTTCATACGCCTATAAAGTGCCTACCCCGGCGAACTTCGTCAACTTCAAATTATCAGGGTAAAAGTCCCCATCGTTCAGCATGTCGATGTTGTTTAAACGTGACCGAAGATGCTTGTGGATGGTTTCCTCGCACGAGTTGGCGGCGAAGATCAACCGGTAATGCGACTTCGACATCCCACCGTCGCGTTGAAATCGACCAAAGACTTGCTGCATCGTGACCGCCGACAGCCCCGGCATGACGATTCCGATGCGCGGGAAAGCGCCATGCAAATCCTGCAAGCTCACTCCAATGCCCCCGGCCTCGTTGTTCACCACAATCATCCGAATCAGATTCGCTTGAAACTGATCGATGAAAAACTGGCGCTGAGCCAAGCCCTTCGTGCCGGTCTGCGTCCCGTCGATGAACGCCGTGCAGCCCAATCGCCGTTTCACTTCCTCAAGGGTCTGCGAAAAGTTGACGAAAATGCCGACCGAGTAACCCTTGGCGGTGAAGTCCTCGGCAAGCTCGACGGCCACGGGCACCTTCAGCAACTCCAATTCCTGCCGGGCGCGCAGCATCATCGTCATCGGATGCCACGGCGCTTTGTCGTTGGCCTTGCGTTGCTCCAGCGTGGCCAGTGCTTCGCCCATCTGCGCGTAAAGACCGTCTACCTTTTCCGCCTCGGCGATGTCGTAAAGCTCGGCGGTAATCTCGCGCTCCGGGAAGCCGGGGATGTCCTCCGACCGCACCCGCACCCCGCGCGCCGGGATGATCTGCCGGTGAATGTCGGCCATGAAATCTCGCTGGCGTTCCTCTCCCACGAGCCATTTGAGCGCCCGCGTGCCCGGCAGCGCCGCCGCACCGTTGCGCTTGGCCCAATTGTAGAAGCTCGGCTTGCGGAGTAGCCCGGCTATGATGTCCTGATTGAGCCCGTGCAAGTCCAGCAGGTAGCCCATCGCGCGCATCTGGAGCGGGTTGCTCGCAAGCGTTGCGGACAATCCCAGTGACTTTATCCCCTGCCGCTTCGTCGCTATCAGCATCTCAGCGTTGAGCGAGTCCGTGCCGGAGCAACGATGAACCTCGTCGAAGATCGCGAACTTCACCCCCGGATGGAAACTGAATTTGCCGTATTTCCAATGCTTCTTTTTGATATTAATGCAGTGCGCTCCTGTCGGATGGCAGTAGCACGGGATGAAATGGTCGAAGTCCACCTTGCGCTGGCACGTTTGGCAGACGTATTCTTCCTCCCGAACGAAGTCGCTCGGCGGCGTGTTTTCCCAGCAGCCGAAGGGCGTGCGCCCAGTTCGGAGCATCTCGTAGTTGATGACTGAGAACGAGTCCTTGAAGTAAGCAGCCGCCCGCTTCCACGCGGTCATCACGATTTTCGGACAGACTACCAATGTCGGCCACTGGAGCGCATTCGCTACGGCGCACGCCGTAAACGTCTTGCCTGTGCCGGTGCCCGAGGTATCAACGACGAATTGGTGCTTCGTCAGAAGGTCACATAGCCACTTCGCCGGATCGACCTGATGCGGGCGAAGTTTATCTACTTGCATATGCGCCGGTATCCGTCTTTCCACAACGCATCGCGCAATGCGCGTGTGACAATTCGCATTTGTTTTTCGGTCCAATGGGGCGCGGCTTCGTGCAAAGCTTCGTGCATGATTGTTTCAAGCCGCTTCTTCGGCGTGGCACGTGGATCAATATCGATCTGCCCAGTCTTCAAGCATATCACGCCCCACTCTTTCGACAGGCGACGCTCACGAATTTTTAAGTGACGACGGAATCGTGGCTTCATTGGATGACTAAACGAAAAAACATTTGAGGCTTTGGAGACTGCCACGTCGAACTAGACCACGGGCCGTCGAGCGAGGTAGCCCATTCCACAGTAGCAATGCGCTCCGGGCCAGCCGGGAGTTGGATGCGAAAATCATGGAACCCGTAAAACGGGAGCCGGTAGTTGCCAGCGGCAGAGAACGTCAAGAATTCTGTTTGCTGTGGCTCCGTCCAGTTCGTCGGGAAGCCCGGAGGGTCTTGCGGCACGGTCCAGCTTACGGCCCGCACCCGGTAATATTGCGGAATACCTTTTCGGCGCGGCGCATTGTCAATGTGGACGGGCTCCCACGTCAGGGCGATATCGTGCCAGCGCACCGGATTGGTTATCTCGGGATGGTCCGTCCAACTTACGATGTAGTTGTCGGCCTCGGGCACTCGATCCCACGTGAGGATCGCACCTTGAACGGCTTCGCCGCCTTTGACGGCGAAGCCGTAACGAGCTTGGAAGGTTTGAGGAAGGGCGAGTAGAGCAATAATGCACAGTATCATTTCGGA